GTGGTTGTAAAAGAAGGATCAGAATTCGTAGAGAAGACACTGAAACCACATCTAGAAGAGTCTAAAGATAATTTGTGTAATGCTATTGAAGACACATTCCACATTCTTAAAAACCTTTCTACGTTGAATGGTGATTTAAAAACGCTCTATTTCATTAACGATAGCGATAGTGAATTTATTAATACTGTTTTGGTATCAGTAGAGAAATTATATACTGGTAAGTTAAAAAACGATTCTACATTCATTAGAGCAAATAAAGAGTGTGATGTAAATAAATATACTGATAAACTCTTTGGTTTTAATTTCACAGAAGAAATGAAAATGGAAATCGTAAAACTATTAGAAATGCTTGTAGAGTATTTTGAGACGTTGAACTTGCTAGAGATAAGTATAAACGATACTGTATTCATTATCCACACACTAGTATTAGAGAATGTATTTAAAACTTTAACACCATTGGTAGAACATAGAGAACACATTAAAGATACGTGTAACGACGTAGAAACAATGTGTAACTTGTATAAACAAACTATCTAGAGACATATGTCTCTAGATAGATATTAATATTCTCTTTTCATTTTTAATGATTTTAAGTAAAGGAAAACCATGAGAGACTATCATATAGAATCAGAAGTACTAGCTATTTCAGGTGCAGCAGGTCTACAGGATATGGGAGCTAGATATGAAGGATATCTACATAGTAAAGATAGAGAAATCTATATACCAATTATAGAGTATGTCGATATTAAAAGAGATTATAACGCTGGGATTTCAGACTTTATGACTATCTCTTTTCTTTTACCATTAGGAGACTTTGTACATGGGTTCTATCCAGATAGAGATAATTTAGAGATAGAACTCATCTATCATACTGTTGGTAAAGTAGTGAAACAACGATTTAAGTTATTGATTATGGAGATGGATAAAGGAATTGAACAGAAAGCGTATAGCGACCAAACTATTCAAGAATTGAATAAGAATGGTATGACGAATATTATTGCACAATGTTTAAGTAAGACCATCGAACAAATTAGAGATACGACTGTCTATGGTGTCTATAAGAAAGCGACAGTTGGAGATGTTATTTCATTAGGTCTAAATGATGCTATGGGTAAGATAGATATATTTGATTTTAATTTAAGTAGGAACATAGATATCATTCCTCCAAACAATAACAGAGTTTATGAACAGATACTTATACCAGATACAGTGCATGCATTAGATTTACCATCTTATTTGCAACATGGAGATTATGGTGTCTATAATGGTGGTATTGGAACATATGTACAAGTCGTAGATAATGAAGAAACGGTATTTGTATACCCTTTATATAGAAAAGACAACTATCAATACACCAAGAATAAATTAGAAATTATCGCTGTAAGCAGTGCAACCATAAGTTCTGTAGATTGTACATATGGTATGAGTGATGATGTTTTAAAAATACTTGTAACATCACTATCACCAACAAGCAATAAAGGCGCTGTTGATTTAAAGAATAAAGGTGTAGGTGTGGAGTACACAGAAGCAGAGGCAATTATGAAAAGACCTGTTAAAGTTTCTGAAGATAAAATAGAAACAGCAAAAGATAATTTAAAACGCACCTATATACACAAGAACTTACGAGATGGCTCCACTAAGAAAGAACAGTACACAGTAAAAACAAATGGATATGACGTACGCTCATCTGTATTAAAGTCTGATAGTAAATTTATACAAGTAGAATGGCATTTCAGTAATGCAAGACTTTTAACACCTGGCATGGGATTAACGTATATTGTAGAAGAAGACGGTGGTGTGAAATTTTATAAAGGAACACTACAGGGCGTTCATATTAGTACAGATAATAATAGAAAAATAGAAGTCGCTGTCTTGATGATTGCTGTAGAATTAGAACCGACGTCTAATAGAGTATTAAATAGTACAGAGAATAGTGGTGCGCTACAAAAGATGTTGTCTATGTTTTAAGATCCGATTTAGTTTGGTTTATATATTATACTAATAGTCTAACTAAACTAAAAGGAGTAATGACATGCTACAAGCAATTAAAGATTTTTTTATCGGATTTAAAAGAGGTTTTCAGCAAGGTTATGCGAATGGTTTCGATAAAGGTTATGAGTTTGGTAAAAACTTGAGAGGAGATAAAAATGAGTAAAGAACTACTAAGAGCTATTGAAGCAGCTACGGGACGGTCTAAATATCGATCTGTTATTAAACAACCATCTAAATTTGAGATGGTTATTACGGCAGATGCAGATGAGAATGAACACAAGATCGTTCTCAATGTTGTAAAACCTACAAACGTACCTACTGAAGAGATCTGTGGTTATGTTTTGAAGAACGGTCAAGTTTATATGCTAAAAGTAGCAGAAGAAGCACTTGAAGACGAGATTGTTCGTCTTAATAAGATGAAAGAAGAGGTGACTGAAAAGTCTAAAACCACAAATAATAAGAAGGAAGAAATCATGAACAGTATCGTAAAAAAAGAAATGGAAAAGAAAATAGCAGATCTAGAAGCAAAGCTGGCAGAAAAGGAGAAAGAGCTTGCTGCGTTTGGGAAAGAGAAACAAAATGCGAACAGCGAAGAGAAAAGCACTCTTCAGCAGTATGTTGAAGAACTAAAACACAGTATCAAATACCTGCCTGGCGCGTTCGCAGAAGCAGCGAAGAAAGAACTCGCTGCAGCTAAAGCAAGACTAGAAGCAACAGCATAATACATGTAGAGACCATACGGTCTCTACATGCCAAACACTTTTTATTTTTTTAATCATAAATGACAAACTCATCGCTATCGTCATGTGGAATTGCTTCACCACTCTCCACAATCTCTTGAAACGCACTCATGTCTGGTTCTATCTTTATAGCCTCATTTGCTATCTTGTCCATCGCACGTTTCACGTTTAATTCTGCTTCTAATGCATTTCTATCTTTTAACAACTCATATTCAGTACCTAACTTCCTAAAGTCAATACCTAACCCTTGTACAAAGTCTGCAGGCGTTGGTCTAATAATGCCAGGCACTGTCTCTACAACGACGCCATTCTCATCTACTAAATCCACCGGTGTTCTTACATTACCGGCATACTCTACCCATTTACTAATGATAGGTGTATTTTCATCTACTGGTTTCTGTCCTGTAAAGTATGGTTTAAACACTTCGTCATACACTGCTTTTGGCATCTGTTTATTCTTACCGTGTTCCATATGCTTCTTAATCTCTTCTAATTCTTTATTAGATCTATTCATTTGTGATTGTTGTAATTCTTCTACATAGCTCTCCATTCCAGCCATCTCTTCTTCCTTAATTTTTATATAGTAATATATTATTCGTCTTCATAAAGTCTATTCTGTTATGAGAGACGTTTACAGATCGCATCAATGTGTGCGACACCTCATTATTTATAATTTGTATATCAATTGCAATTGTATAGTTATTAGAATCTTCTTCTTCTGGTTCTACGCTACAAAGAACGCTTACCTCATCAAAGTACCTGCTGTACATTTTTTCTAAAGATTTACGAATCTCTGTCTCTAAGTTACCATTTTCAATCGTATATTCTGAAATAAGATATTTTAAAGATTCTACATTATTTTTATAAAAGAATGATTGACTATGTTCACTCGCTATAAAATACTCATATAGCTTGTTTATTTTTAACATATCGTTTTCTAATATTCTATCATCTGTGAGTGTTGGTAATTGTGTATTCATTATGAATCCTATATGTGTATTACTCATAAAAAATGATGTTGGTATTTTATTAATGACATAAAGGAGTAGAAATGAATATACAAAAAGTAAAGATGTTAGATTTATCAGATATTCATTTAGGACATAACAAAACAACGACAGAAGAGATTGTAGATCATTTGTATCAGTTCTTTCAGAAGTATGACAAAGTATTGTACGACATTGATATACTTATGATATCTGGTGATATTTTCGATAGGTTATTGCCGAATAATAGTAAAGAGTATCAGCTAGCGGTAGAGTGGTTGAGTAATGTAGCAAAGTATTGTAAAACGAATAATATTAAATTACGAATATTAGAAGGAACACCATCACATGACTTTAAACAGTTGAAAACATTTAATACTGTTTTAACGAAGTTGAATATAGAAGTGGATTTTAAGTATTTTGATAAGATACATATCGAGTATATGGAAGACTTGGGTATACATATACTCTACATACCAGATGAAATTAATGAGACTGCAGAGGAGACATGGGAAGAGGTACAGTCATTACTGCATAGTCTAGAATTAACACAAGTAGACTTTACCATTATTCATGGACAGTTTCACTATCATTTACCAATGTTTACCTCACCAGTATCACATAGGGAGAGTGACTATTTAAGTATTACGAAACATTATGTAGTGTGTGGACATATTCATAACCATAGTGCGTATGATAGAATATTGACACCTGGTAGTTTTGATAGACTAACACATAATGAAGAAGAGAAAAAGGGTGGATTGTTAATTTATGTTAATGGCGCAGTACGAGAGTATTTGTTCTTAGAGAATACTTTAGCGAAAGTATATAAGACATTACATTATCAGAATATCACTATTGAAGAGTTAATGAAAGATATTCGTAGTTTGAAATTACCGCCTAAGAGTAGACTACGTATTAGGGTAAAAGCAGGGAGTGAATTAAAGAAGAGTGTAGATATATTACGAAATACATTTAAGCAGTATCATATCGATATAGAATACACTGATAAAAAAGAAGAGAAAGAACAGAAGGTATTATTTTTAGAAAAACAAGAAGCATTTTCTATTACGAAAGATAATTTAATACCATTGATGAAAGAAGAGATTGGTAGAGATATGTTGAACCATAGCGACTGGAAGATTTTAGAAGATACATTACAGAAAATACTCTAAATGTTTACATATACATATTATTTAAATAAATGAACTGAAAAGGAGATTAAAATGGTTAATGTGATATTATGGTATATCAGTGGATGCGTTATTAGCTTTATGTTAATTCGTAAGCTTAATAGTTTTGAAGAGCATGAACATAATAAACTTTCTTTAATAGAAGGCATTGGTTGGTCATTATTTTCATGGACAATGGTGTTTTTTGGCATTATTGTATTTGTAAAGGAAGACTTACACTCTACTGAATTTTATGAAAAAATGGATAAGTGGTTTAAGAACATTGACTAAAGGAGTTCAACTATGTCTATGCAGATTCTACTCACTCGAACCACAGGAGGGTTCGGGTTGAGTATTGGTACTTCACTCGCTATTGAGTCTATCTTTGGTTTACAAGAAGACTCTTACGACAAGACACGTACATTTAATCGTGTAGATATTAATAGTTATTCTTTTTACTATTTTAATATTTATACATTAGTACGTAATATCTATACAGCATTAGAGTCGAAAAAACTCAATGTGCTATTAGATAGAAATGGTCATGAGAGAGATGTGATACAAGTAGTACTTTCAGAAGTAGCTATTTTAGAACAACTCTTTAGAAATCTAAATTGTAAATTGGTATACTTTTTACCAGATTACAGTAAAGTTTCTAATAAGGTATTTATGAACGCCTTAAAGAAACTCTCTAAGAAAGATAAGATGCATATCAATACTATCAATATGATTGGAAAGATTACAGACTTGTTAGAAAAAGAGAATGTAAACTTTCTATCTGATACGCATAAGTTAGAAAAAACAAAAGATAAGGTATTGATTACGACACACATCAGTCCTGATTTGTTGTGTTATAAATTTGTACCTAATCTAGAGTTATTGGAATCACACACTGGCGTAGTAAAAACACGTAAAGAGTGGAACACTAAATATCCTAGAAGCACTGCTCTTGGTAGGGACAGATTGCCGTTTAACGAAATCTTGTTAAGACTAATTGGAGATAATCTTATATTTCCTAAACCAATGTCTGATTACAAGAGTGAAATTACTGCAATTTCTGAAAAGTACAAATGGACGCCATTGACAACAGAAGAGAAGGTGATTGCAAATCTGAAGAGTAATACAGATATCAGAAATGATTTGAATGCAATCTTACAATATGGTTTAAAATATAAATAGTAGGTAAATATACCTCACTATTGTTTATGACAAATATGTTATTATCGATAAAGGAGAAGTAAGATGAACGATATGATTATAGCATTTATTATATACGCGATAGGGTACGTTACAGCACTTATAGTTGGTTTTATAATTAATAGATTGACGAAAATAGGTTTCTATACAACATTTACACGGCATGAAAGTTTTGAATTGAATGAAGCAGCTTTTGCAGCTCTATTTTCATGGTTTATGGTTTTGTTGTTTCTATTAGGCATTATTATAGAACTTTTTAACAAAATGTTTAATTACGACAAAATAAATAAATGGTATACAGGTAAAGATGAGTAAACAATACAAAACAATACCGCCAAAGGTAGAACGAGGATATATCGTTGCTAGATTTATGTTTGGTACATTTACGACTATCGGAACACTAGATAGATTATACCTAACAAATCTCTACAATAATGTTTATAGAACTCTATTGGTAATGAAAAGTATCAATCCTATTAAAGACGCAGAACTCACTAAGAAAGCGATGGAGTTATGGAAAGCACAACAAGAAACTACAGAGTACAAAATCTCTGGAGATGCATTGTATGTATTTCTAGAATATCTCTCTTCTATGTTCTCTGAAAAAGACCATAAGGATTATCTTGGTATTAAACCATATCTCACAGAGAAAGATATTCCTAGAGAAGATAAACTAGAACTCCTAAAGATTATCTTCTTCTTTAACGACTATTTCAAAGAACACTATGGGATTGACTTACCAACTGAACAAGTACGTAAAGCGAAGTCAAAGAAAGAGAAACCTAAACGTGGCAAAAAGAAAAAGGTGGTAAAACAGAAACCTAAAAAGAACGTGAAGAAGTTTATAGAGAAGAAAGAGAAAAAGCTCAAGTTAAAAGAAGTAGTCAGACTCGCTAAGGAACGTGCGTCTATTAGTATGATAGATAAACAAAATGACTTAGAAAAGAGCGAGGATGAAACATAAAAAGAATCAAATCAGGTTTTACAAGGAGTACACAGTAGATATTGTAAAAGCAGAACCTGATAGAATATTCATCTATGAAACCAATATGATGAATCATGGAAGAAATGAAACAGCGGTGGTAAAAGATTTACCGAATACGATTCCTATCTACACAAAGAGAAGACCATGTACAAAACACAAGTACTGTTTCTTCTCTGATAGGATAGACGAAATGCTATTGGTACGTAGAACCATTATGGAGATAGAGCAGTTATTAAAGAAAGGTAAAAAGATAGGCTTGCCTAAGAAAGGACTAGGAACTGGAGAAGCAAATATGTATCTCCATAGTCCTGTCATCTTTAAATATATGACTTTATTTTTTCAGAAGTGGGACTCTAGGTACTTACGTAATAAATATAGATTCTAAGGAGAAGTTATGGACACTGTAACAATACCAAGTTATATTGCGCAATTCTTAGATATTGAAATTCCTCAAGATGAGTATATGTATAATGTATTGGAAGACGGTTCAGAAGAAGACACTAACGACGACACTACAGACTGATGTCTGTAGTGCAATCTTTTTTCTCTCGTAAATAGTTAACTGTATAAATGAAAAATAATTGGTACACATATTATACATGTAGGTCTCTTAGGTTTTATCGTGAACCTATTGACACTTTTAAAAAGGAGCATACATGGAATTCCGTTATGTAAATGTCAACAACACAGCAAAACTGTCTCTCTCCGTACGACACGGGGAGGACGAAGTTGTCTTTGTCGTCAAATCACTCTTCGACAAGACCAAGAAGCATAAACTAGATAGTCCACACCAGTTCGAATTACTCGAACAATACATGGACTTCAAAGGCGAAGAGTTTCAAGATAGATACTTTGACCTATGTATTAAAGCATTCGAAGCATCTTCAGATATTCTCGATAGTCCTGTAGAGAGTTTCGGTAGAGTAATCACCAGCATTCTAGACATGCTAGATATTGAAGAAATCAAAGCGTTTATTCAGACGCTTGATTACATCAGAGCACCATCGAATTTGAAAGAGAACTTTGACGAATCTATTGTTAAAGATGGATTAGGTACAAGAGTACAAACCTACACCAAAGATGAGTACATTGATCTGGTAGCACTATCTGTAGTAAGTAAAGCAATTGTAGGGCCATTTGGTGAGTTTACATATAGCAATCCATCAGCAATCATTATGCAAACGAAAGAACTTTCTCTTGTGCAAATGATTATGGATTCTCACCATATCATGAATAGTAAACCAGTACAGAAACTGCTTGGTAGCTTTGATAGATTCATCAGTACCAATATGAGTGGTACCGCAAACAAGACAGTACTCTTACAAAAGATGATTTCTACAGATGATATTAAATATTATCTGTTAGGTTTGACACTCTTTAAAATCATGCCTGTCAATATACCGCGTAATGATAAGATTACCACAAACCTTATCACATTCATCTATAGCTCTATTAAAGACGCTATCAAACCACCAAACAATGTGCGTCAAAAGACTGCAAAATCTGATGGTGAAGAGACAGAGTCTTCGTTAGAAATCTATAGAATGGCAACAGATGTAATGGTTGGTATTCCAGAAGAGTTTAAGTTCTTTACGGATGATCCACATAAATTGTTGCGCTTCTACAACATTACAGATACAGACGGTGTAATGAATGATGTCTTACAGTTCCTACGACCTATGACAAAGAGTAATGATATCGATCCAAACATCGTAAAGTTAATGATATGGATTATCTCTATTACACCAGATAATGGTAAACGAGAGGTAGGCATTATTGATCCTGAAGCAATCTTCTATCTTGATATCGAGCACCTTGTCAATGTGATGGCATTAGGATTTACAATTGCATGGTATAGAGGTTTCCCAGAAATTGCATTACTGCTTAGTGCGTTAAGAACAGATGAAGATGTACCAATTCAATCTACACTTGGGAAAGAGCATATTGGTAAAGATACGTTAAAGGAGCTTAAGCAATACTATTCTGTAGACAAAGAACTAGAGATAAAAAACAAACCGTTACAAACACAAGATTTGATCGCGAAAGCAATTAATGATTTAGTCGTAATGTTATACAATAGTAGCTATAGGTATCTAGCAACGCCAAAATATCTAAAAGGAAAGAGTAGAGCAGTCTCCATTCCTGAAGATTTGAGAGAGCAAATTGCCAAGTTATTAATAGCACTACATAAAGGAGAATAATAATGGATGCATTCGGACAAGAACAACACATTCAACCACAGACGCACGTAACAGATTTAATACTGATTAATACAAAGCAAAAGAATGATATGGTACAAAGGGGGTATCATCTCAAGCTAACAAACAGAGACTATCGACTGATTGAGGAGGACATCAATCGATTTGGTAAAGTATCAGCAGAAGCGATTGCTACCAAAACACCTGAACTGTTGTCAATGGGTATGGCACCAGACCTAAAGGTAGGTATTGATAATGGTTGGCAGACAGAACGTTTTATATTCATTATGAAAACAAAAACACAAAGAAGTGATGGTTCTGTCTTTGCATCATATATTCAAGGGTATACCAATTATCTTGGTGCAAATAAAGCAACAGGTCAAATAGATCCAAATATGATATTCTATGTAAACAGTATCGTAAACGTAATAGAGACCGTCATACCTGGAACAAATACGATTAAGCACATGCCGCACTCAGCATTTACATTGGTCTATGACAGAACAACCAACATGCACAATCTAGAATATGACAATAGTAAATTTAGACTATTGAGACCAATTGATACGTTGATTGAACTACATACAACACATAGATATGGCGATTACATTCCAGTTACCAATGTAATATCGAAAGTTTCTGGTGTTGTAGATACAAGCAAAGCAAACAATAGAATTGGTGCAAATCAAGTCACTGATATTATCAATGCAACAGCTGCATCTGCATCTATTGCTAGTGTGACAAATGATCCATCTGATATCTACATGGGCGGTGCTGGCACGCTTGCAGAACCATCTGTCGTAGACACGCCTTTCATGAGAGAAATTTCTACAATGAAAGGAATGAATACTGGTGAGTTTACATATAACGATATTGTCGCTGTAGATCCAGGCGTTCAAAATAAAACTTCCATCAGATGGACCATTGCAGACCAAGTACCAATTGACACAGGTGCGTTTCAACATCATGAACAAAACATTCTACTAACAAACGATCCAGAAACATTAGCAGTCACTAGTCAAGAGGCGAGAATTGCATCTACGATTTCAGAGTCTGCATCAGCGCTAGCAAGTAAACTAATGTTGACATCAATTATGTTTACAGTTCAAACAGGTGTGTTAGGCGGTGTGCCAGTGTTTACACCACTGAATTATAATACGGAAATTCCTGTATTAAATGTAGAACAATCTGTTATTGAGTTTGAACATCAATTCATGACACTTATTCTACCGCAATTAACATTAAACAATACGTTTGCGATCGATATTCTTGTAAACATTGATCTTATCAATGAGAGCAGAATATCTGTATCTGTTAATGGTCAGCCACCAATAGTGTTTGCTATTCCTACATATAGTAACTCATTATTTGACCCAGTTATCACGACGGAAGAGAAACTACAAAGTAGTCTCAAAGACTATCAAGGACTATTGTCATTAATAGTAGAAAATTAAAAGGAAAAACATGGGATTATTAGAAGCATATAAAGATATTATCAAGTCATTTCAACTAGACGTAACGTCAGATGGTTTTATTAAATACAACAATAAGAACTTAACGATCGACGGTTTGCCTGTTGTACTACCTACAAAAGAACATATCGAAACATTAACTGCTGCGACAGAAACAGGAGAATTCAAACCTGTTAAATACCTGTTTAACCCACTCAAAGAGAACCTTGTGAAAGGCGAGTCGCCTATTGTCAAGAAACTCATGAAGATTGCAGAAATCACTGCGAATGTGCAGTTAGCGGCAGCATCTCGCCTGTTATTGCAATTAGGTAGACTAGACAATGTAAAAGATTTACCTATCTCTTTAAATCAGTTCTTAATTCTACTAGAACAAGCACGTTCTAAAAACATTAAGGAACTGATAGACGATGGTGTAATGGACCATTGGACGAAATTGGTAAGTGAATCTGTGACGTCTAATAAGCACAGAATCGCTAAGTACTATTTGAAGAAAAACATTGAGGTACAAGGTGAAAAGTTTTACAGAGGTATTGTGTTAGACTCTCCGATTTTGGATGTGGTAGAAGAGTCTAACCTTAGAGGCAAAGAGAAGCGTGTCTATAAGATTCTTGTAAACTTCCTGCTTAAGAAGGGAACAGAGAATGAAAACTTCATTCTATCATATAGTAATAACGACTATAGTCCGTCGTTCACTGCATTAGCAAAAGGCTATATGATGTTTACGAATAGAATCAATGATCTATTAAAGTCGTTAGAATTCATCGACAAAGAAATTGTGAATAAAACAATTGTGCCAATCCATTACGATATGGATAAGCTACATTTTGAGAAATACGCAACAGAAATCGCTATGTTACCAGAAGTAACTGAAAATGGTGCAAACGTAATGACGACTGATCTGAATAACCGTAGCAATAATGTAGAGCAATTTGATCCATATCAGGCAGCATTGCAACAAGCTATGGTAGATGATACGCCACAACAAACACAGACAATGCAACCAACACAACAACAAGTACATCAAACTACACCGCAATCAAACAGTGATGTAATGAGCGAAGAAGAGGTTAAGCAATTGCTGTATGGTGGAGGCCCGTCTCGTAACCAACAGTACCAGCAACCAATGGTTCCGCAGAACCAACCTATTATTCCACAACCTACTGGTGTTCCAATGCAACAAGCGTATTGTCCGCCTCAACAGCAAATGTATGGACAACCGATGCGGTCTATGAACCAAGGCATCACTCCTCAACCTACAGGAATGCCGATGCAACAACAATACGGCCAACCAGCCTATGGTCAACAGCAATATATGAATAGTGCTGCACCTGGTGTACCCTTCAATGGACCGTACGCGTCCATGCCTCAATACAGATAAAAGCATACATAGAGTACCGTTTGGTACTCTATGTGCTATTTTATTTTTGGAATGCTACTCTCTATAGGTTTCAGTTTTAGTATCCGTTTACTAAAATCGTTTTCTAGTAGTTTTATAGTAGTACGTCCATCGTAGTCAACACTTGAGTTAAAACCATTAAGGACGGTTTCTATATAGAATGTATTTACCTTTCTGCCTAGTTCTTGTAATAGACCATAAAAGTCTCCTACATATCGATTTGCTAATTCTTGTTCTATTTGCATTTCAACAGAATGTTCGTTTTGCGCCTTAAAGATACTAAGCGCATTATCGTTTAGCATCTCTTCAGCAGAATTACTGAATCTATTTTCAGCAAAGGTACAGAGTTCATATAGCGCCATGCATGTCCTTTCGTGGTATATACTCTAAAAAAATTTAGATACATATTATTTAAATGTCATTCAATTAAAAAATCTCTATGGATTTTTTAGTTGTACACAAAATAAAGGAGATAGAATGGATGATAGCACATTATTGGGAATAGATAGAAGGCTATTAGGGTTCGCAAGTCTTAGTAACTTTGGTATGGCGTGTAGTAGTTCAAGATTCGTTATGTTCTCTAACTTTCTAGGACAGTACATTCCATTAGACAATGGCGAACCTAAGATCGTATTGTCTGGCACGGAAGAAGAGTTTATCAAAACACTCTTTAGTCGTAAGGTAGAGAACGACAGTAAAGTACTAGCAATCATTGATAGGTACGATGGAAGAACAGCGGATAGAATCGATACGACTGTAGAGAGGTTTGTTATCTATCACGACTTAGTGAAAGATGAATTGAATTATATCAACATACCAAACCATGAGAAGTTTAACCCTAAGTTTGGTTTTACACATCGTGAAACGAATGCGTTAGACGATATCGAGTATGGTGATGAGTTACCAGCAGGTACAAAATTATCAAGAACAAATTCTGAAAATGAGAGAGGAGAATTGACGATAGGGTTAAATGTAAATATCTGTCTGGCATCATTCAAAGACGTAGGAGAAGACCCAATTGTTATCTCTGATGAATTAGCAGAAAGAGGAAGTTTCAAGACATATGAAACATTTAGGTTAGAGTTTGGATATCAAGATGTACCATTGAACCTCTATGGTGATGATGAGTATTACAAAATCATGCCTGATATTGGAGAATATGTCAATGATGATGGTATTTTGTTTGCTACTAGAAACAGTAATGAAAATGGCGACGAGAGTCTTTACCCAGCATTGATGAGCAATAGACACTTGAGATGCCCAAGACCATTGTTTGACAAGTGTCAATTTACCAGTAAGGCTGGTGGTAAAGTTATTGACATAAAAGTCATTAAATCTCCAAAACAGAAGAAACTATATACATACACTCAAATAGACCAGCAGATGGAAAAGTATGTAAACAGCATGAATGATTTTATCAATACATTCATACGTACAATAGAAGAGATACAGGCAAAGTATAACAATGAAATAGTCATTGGTGATAAGTTACATAAGATGATGGTGGATCTCTATAGTATACGCGACCCACGACTAACAAACGTACTGAATCAATCTCCATTAGATTTATATTTTGTAGAAGTAGTGGTAGAATATAGTCATAAATTAAACATTGGAACAAAAATGAGCGGACTCTATGGTGATTAATAATAGTCCACTTAGGTAGAAATATCTAATGTGAATTCTCTCTAATTGCTGGGAACTCTCGTGACGTCACATTACTACAATAGATTAGAAATAGTCTATGAATGTTTGATAAAATGTGAATAGAGACAATCAGCAGCGAAGCTCCGTATAGGAGAACGTTCAACGACTAGTCGTAAGACGTAGGGTTCAAGTGAACTCGAAATGGGAGACACCTAACCAGCATAGCTGTATGGTGAAGATATAGTCTAGCCTGCATGGAGACATGCAGCTGCAGGTAATGCTGCGGGTATGGTCTAACGAACCATATTGAATGCAAGCGAAAGGAGTCGTCTGTAAAATTGTTCCAAAAGAGGAAATGCCAGTAGATGCTAATGGCATAAGAGCAGATGCTATTATGGACCAAAAATCTGTAGCGTCTCGTATGAACTCTGGTAAACTCTATGATGGATACATCACCTCTACAGCACGTAAAGTAAAACGTTATGTAGAAGAACAACTAAAAGAGTTTATCACAGAGACAAACGGTAAGAAGAAACTAAATCTACCAAACACAAACAAAACATTCTTTAAGAATACTATAGAACCATTGTGGAAGTACATTCTAGACTATCTAAAAATACTAGAAGTACAGCAGTATGAAGTCTATAGCAAGTGTACAAATACACAGAAAATTCTAGAAGTCATTACTGAAATTGTGGAGCATGAGTTCTATGTTATGTTCCCTATCGATAATAAAAAGACACCACATGATATTGTAGCTGATCTCATCAATACACCATATCATGTTAAGAAAACACCAATTACGTTCACACTAGATGGTATTACATATAGCTCTGAAGATCCAATTGCGATTGAAACGGTTTACATGTTAGTATTGTCTAAGATTGCTGATACTGGCCTTGCAGCGTCTACTGCTAAAATCAATCACTTTGGTGTACCAATCTCTACGAGTAAAGCGAATAAGAAACGACAGCCTTGGAATCCTAATCCTGTGAAAACAGGAGAGACAGAGACAAGATTGTATGCATCGTATGCTGGTCGAGAAGCGCTTGCTGAACTAAGAGACCGATCTGCGTCTGTAGAGACACATAAACATATCTATGGCAATATCCTTAGAGCAGACAAACCAACTGCTATTTCTAAAGTAGTTGATAGAAGTAGTTGTGGTTGGAATGGAGACAAACCTGTGAATCTCTTAGAGGCCATTCTTAATGTTGGAGGCGTGGAAACAATTTATGTCGAGGAGAATGAAGAATGAATATAGAATTATGTGAACTTATCGTTGGTAACGAATATAATTTAGCTCATCTACGCTATGATTACCTTACCAGTTTAAACGAAGAACGTATGTGGGTTATAAAAAATGCACACTGTGCTGTAAAAGCATATGATGTAGGAAATAACTATTTTAAAATTGTTAGTATGGAGCGTTCTGATGAAAATAAAAGCGAGTGAAATATGTGATAAACCATATAGCTTCTATAAAACGATCAATGAGGTTGTTGAGGTGGTATATGATGATGGTGTTACCGCAAAAGTTACACCTGGTGTGCTCATGATGGATAGAGTAGTGTTTAGCCTAATCAAAGAGAGTGGCTATAAACTTCCTATTAAACATACCTATAGCACACGCTCATATTATGAAAATGGCTTCTTCTCTGGTGGAACGTTGAGCAGCGCATTAGAAACAATCATGAAAGATCTGATTGACATTATCACAATTCATCATGCTGACTTACAAAAAGAGGCATTGCGACTCTATGGTATCATGTATGATATCACGAATTTCATCTTTAACGAAACGAATGACGATATGAGTACAGGCATCACATCTGTAAACATTGAAGACTTGATTGCAATTACGACACACCCTAAACTGAAAGCAGCAATTGCGAAAGCTGAAAAAGAACAGACAGGTAAAGCAATACAATACGTACATGATGTATTGGACGACATTCTTATGAACGATTCAAAATATGAAAGAAACCCTATCGCTAAAATGTATAGGGCAGGTGTCGTTAATAAAGGACAAGTGAAGCAGTTACTCGGCATTAGAGGTTTTATTATAGAGATAGATTCTACTATCTTTAAGAGACCAATACTAAGTAGTTTTACAAAAGGATTAAGAAATATCTATGAGATGGCTGTAGAATCCAGATCTGCAGCATTCGCATTGATGAGTAGTACGAGCAGTATTAAACAATCAGAGTATCTCTCTAGAGAGTTACAATTAGGAGCAATGTATTTAGAACATATCTATCCTGGTGATTGTGGTACAGAGGAATATGTATCATTCTATGTCACGCCTAAGAGTGCCGATTATAAAGGTGACTTAGTGAATCTGATAGGTGCGTATTACAAAATTAATCCTGATGATGAACTGAAACGCATCACGTCTAAGTCTACTGATATTGTCGGTAAGACAATTTTACTTAGAAATGTGTTGAAGTGTAAACATCCTGATAAACATGGCGTATGCGCTACTTGCTTTGGTGGATTGGCATTTAATATACCAGTTAAAGCAAATGTTGGTCACATTACGACTACGAATGTGACACAAGCAGCGTCACAAGCGCTATTGTCTACAAAACACCACATGGGTTCTGCAGAGTCTGGTAATATTAGTATTGACGACATTACAGCACAGATATTCGAGACAAGACCATCTGGATTTGCCTTAAAGAAAGACATCTTTAAAAGAGCAAATAAGATTACATTTGTTATCGATAGACAACAGTGTAATGGTTTGTTAGAAGTAAAGAATATCGCTACGTTAAACAGAATCAATTATGAGAAATTGAGCAATATTAGTGAAATGACAGTAGTAATAGAGACAGATAAAGGTGAAGAGGTTTATCCGTGTACGATTGTGCAAGGGAATAGATTCGGAAGCTTTACAAAGAAATTCTTAGTGCATGTCGTTAATGCGGGTATTAAAGCAGACGATAATGACAATGTATTATTAGACGTAACAAAGTTTAGGAGTTCTGCTCCTATTATCAAGTTACAAGATAAAGAGTATGACTTCTACACATTAGTGAATGAGATACGTTCAATGGTGAAAAACAGAAACATTCTGAAAGGTGGTAAGAGTAGTGAAACACCTGAAGAGTTGTTGAGTTCATTGTTCATGCTGATTAACAAGAAGTTGAGTATCAACATTGCGAATATCAGTGGTATGATTTATACCTTTATGGCTAAAGAGTTAGAGAAGAATAACTTTGACTTAGGACGAGGAAGTGAAGACCCTCAATTGATTTCATTAGCAAATGCTATTGATAGACGGAGTGCGAGTGCTGCAATGGGTTATAACGCTGTTACAAAGAAACTCTTTAAACCATATATGTTCCAGACGAGTAATAAGCCATCTCACCCATTAGATGCGCTGTATTACAAACAGGAATCAATCGAAGAATATAAGAAAAAGTATGAGAGCGTATAGACGCTCTCATATCGATATTTCTTTTTGAAAGGAGAAGCAATGACTTTAGAATACGCGTTAACAAACAATGTAGAATTACCAACTATCGACGAAGTAATTGAATTTGATGTGGTATTTGAGTTTAAAGACGATTATACGTTACAAAGTCTGATAGAGATACTCGCAGAGTATAACTATTACAGACCATCTAGTTCTCTTAATAAACCTGGACAACAGTTAATGAAAATGGATAAACATTTTATGATTAGACATATTTTGCAAAATAGCACATTTGTACTTTTGAATACACAAGAACTTGTGTGGTCTACATCATCATATGAACGTCTTAGTTATGATAGCATGCTAACATGTGACAAATCTTTAAAAGAGATGGGTATCGATATCACAGCACAAGAAGTATATGTGTCTTATGTATCCGAACTTGGTTTAACAAAATAATAGATAAATATTATAAAAAAATAGTATATTATATAGTAGATATATGTACCTATAAGTGTATATAAATGCTACGTGTATATCTTAATTGAATTTGACATTAAAAGGACTATCTATGAAACATTTAGAAATAGAAATAGGTAGGCACTCGTTTAAGATTACACTATTAACTCAAAAACTATTACCTGTAATCGAATCGTTTAATAAACAATACCAAACATATAGAAAAGACTTTATTAGAAACAGAGTAGTCGTCGTAAAAGACAAGATATACTTAGTGACGAATGAGATTTTCAAAGAGTATTACTACCCCATCACTGCATTGAGAAACTTTGCAATAGAGTTGCGGCAACACGGTTTCAACTCTTCAGATGTGAACACGATTTACAAAGATAAACCAAAACGATTTAGGGTTGATTTTGAGTTCATATTTAAGTATGACTTGAGAGACTACCAAAAGAAGTATGTGCGTACGATGACTGCTTCCCTTAAAAAGAACCATACCTTTCTAGTAGACTTACAGACTGGTAAAGGGAAAGGTGTCATTGCGTGCAAGACTATTGCAGACATTGGATACAGGACTGCTTTCTTAATTCTACCGAAATACATTGAGAAGTGGACGAAAGAGTTACACGCTTATTTCAAACTGAAAAAGAGTGATATCTTTATTGTAAGAGGTGGTGATACATTAATGGAACTCATGAATATGAGTCAAGATGAATTACCGAAATTCATTATCTTTAGTAACAGGACGATGTACTTCTATATCAAAGAGTATGAGACGTTACAATTTAAGGAACACTTTAAGTTTCCTGTAATGCCGAATGATTTGTTAGACCATTTGAATGTCTCTATTCTAGTCATCGATGAAGCACACCAAGAGTTCCATTCTGGGTATAAGACTACCATTGCACTAGACCCTACACTATTGATAGGTTTGAGTGCTACGCTACAACACAAAGATAAGAAAATCAATAGACTCTATGAGTTACTCTATCCTAAAGAGACGAGACTCTCTTTCCTTGCATTAGATAAGTACCAACACGTATATGCTGTTAGATATAACTTACCATTGAATAGACAATTCAAATATATGCAAGGTGGATATGGATACTCACAGACGAGATTCGAACAATCTATCCTAAAACAGAAACACATTAAGAAACTCTTTAAGAAGATGTTTTTACAGTATGTAGAAGAACACTATGTAAAACGTAGACAGAAGGGTGATAAATGTATACTGTTCTTTGGGTCTATTGATATGTGTAATATGATGGTGAATGTATTGAATCATCAGTATAAGAAGTTAAAGATTAGACGGTATGTTACTGGAGATAGTTATGACCAGATGATGAAGGGTGATATCATTGTGAGCACACCTGGTTCATCTGGTACTGCACTAGACATTCCAGGATTGATTACTGTCTTGAGCGGTATTGCTACTAACTCTACACAACTGAATCTACAGATGTTAGGCAGACTTAGAAAGCTAGAGAATAGAGAAGTAAGATTTGTGTATTTCTACTGTGCACAAATAGATCAACACGTACGGTACCATAGAGATAGAGTACAATTATTCAGCGACAGAGTAGAGAAGTTACATCAAGAGATGTATATGCCTAGATAGATTCTGTCTATCTAGGATACATTTATTTTTAAAGGAGATAAATTGAATAAGACATATGAAGTAAAAGAGGTAGGCGGTATTAAGTACCATATGATTGCATTGCCAGGTACAGATATCTTTAAACTAACGTTCTACAATAGAGCAGGTTCTGATTATGAGAAATACTACAGTAACCTCATTGGCAAGAAGTTGTTTGGTATTTCACACCTTATTGAACATATGAGTTTTAAGAGTACTGCGCAGTTCGATACAGATGAACTACAGAAGATGTTACGTAAATATGGCCAACATAATGCAGGTACGTATTATGATTACATAAACTATTGGTATAAGACTACGAGTGAACATACCGATAAAGCGATTGATATTGTAATTGATATTGCACTCAATGACTTATCACTTGTGACTGAAGAAGAGTTTGAGAACGAAAAGAAAACGGTTATCTCTGAAGTACAACAATACATCGACAATAAAGAACTATGGTTTAAACTCACGCATAGAGGACAGTTTATGTGTAGTGATATGGATGATAATATTATCGGCACACCTGAAACACTGAAAGAGATTACGTTAAACGATGTACGTGCAATTAAGAAATTAATGTGTGCCGATACCTCTAAACGTGCAGTGGCTATCGTATATGATCCTGAAGTAAATAAACCAGACTTCTTGGTCTCTAAAGTAAAGAGCGCTATCGATGCATTAGACTATGCGAATAAGTTTGATGTAGATAATAGAATACTACCACCACTAGAACCAACACTTACATCTAACGATATTGAAATTCCTGTAGATATCGACCAAGAACTATTGTCGGTACTCTACCCAACAGACTCAGGCTTCACTGCGCGGTTTATAGGAAATCAATACTTAGAAAAGTTAGCACATGATAAATCACTCTTCCATACTATTCGTGAAGAGAATGGTTATAGTTATGGCGTTAGTCTTAGTAAATCAAGATTAAAACAGAAAGACTATACAGAACTCTATGTAAACTGTAGACCAGAAACTAGAGGTAAGGTATTGACATTAGCACACGAAACAATTCTGAACGCTATCAATACATTTACTAGAGATGATTATCAAGAACTAGTAGATACTATTACGCTAAAAGATAAAATAGCGCATATGAACTTAGGACTATATGAAAACATATATGCTGTTGGGATGTACTATCCAGACGATTTTAAAATCGTAGAAGATGTCTTCAAAACTGATATTAGTAGATACTATGAAGTAGAGATTCTACATTATGGTAGATATGAAGATGTTGTCGCATACTTTGAAAACCTCAAGCATGTAATCGAAAACAAAGAATATAAAGTAATCATAAACAAATAGTACAGATAGACCATATGGTCTATCTGTGTGAATTAAATATTTCATTTTGTTTATCTAGAATTAGAATATGGTCAATGCCATAAACACTCTTTAGACTAATATCATTCTCTTGACCTAACTTCGTGTTAATCACCGCATCTTTCACAGCTACCAAATCACTATCTACATCTACTGTATCTACCAATTGGTCATTCGTTAGTTTTACAGCTACCAATTCACCGTTCAAGTCTCCTAACAACAATGTAAACGTATACTCTAGACTCGTTGTATTAAATCGCCTTACATCTGTTACCAATGCAGGTACTGTTCCCAATACATTCGTTGCATCAGTACTCTTGAGGAATACCAATTGTCCAATGAGTAATGCTGCGCCATTTAATAGATTCGTTTTCCATTCTGTCAATACCTCTTCAGTCAATGATGTTAGATTGTATCCATACTTTACATGTTGGTCGATAAACAATGAGAGTGGTTGTCTATCTTCTTTAAAGTCAAATAGTTCGTCCATAGGCGTCCTTTAATATAGTTTCACTAAATCGTTTTATTTTTATATACATATTATATTACTAGTCTAGAGGTGATACAGAAATGTATCTAAATAGTTTAAAAGAAAAAAGGACAAACAATGAAAAAATACTTTTTCGTAAAGAATAAAGGTTTAGTAGCAGAGTGCGGTATAGATAATGAAACTGATGTAAATAAGAAGTACGTTGAGTTACCAGATAATTTTCTATCAACACATAGTTTAATTATAAAAGATGATGTATATGCATACAAATCAAATACTATCTTATTGCCAAACCCACAAGAGTACTTTGATTATGACGAAGTAAACAAAGTATTTAAGAATGTTAAAATCGAACCATTCTCTGAAACAGCTAAAGAGGTAATGGATAATATATATGCTCCATATGTTATCTCTTGTACTGACAATAAGAATCTTAACATCAATGTTAAGAGTGGTTCATATACATCTAATATGGGTTGTGGGGATATCATAGCAGTATCTTCACTCATACTAGAGATTTCTGGCAAAAGAAATGAAACCAGTGAATTCCGTATCATGTCGAATAATGTAGTTGAATTCGAAACAAAAGGCGGTACTGAAATTGTTAAGACAACCACACTCACTGGATCTAACTATAAATACTTTATGTATTTAACTAATAACGGATTCAATCCTAATGGATTCGAAAATGTTATGTTAGATCCAGAATTAAAGAAAGAGTTGGTAGATAGACTCGCGCTAGTTTATAAAGCGATCAATAACATCACTGCAATGAGTACTGAACCATACTATACACAACAACATCAACAATGTTTACAAAATGTAAACCAGCCTTTTAACTACCAATATGGAGCACCTGTTGACCCACGTTATGGTAATGCAATTAACCAAGCAAATCTCAGTATGCAACAAAATCCATATATCTCTGGAAGATACGTAAAGGGCAACCAATGTTGTTAGAAGAACTATGTGAAGAATATAACGCATCAGAGACAGCTATTCTCTGGTGTATCACAGACACACCCGCAATCGAAGAAGCCTGTCTAGAGTATGGCATACATGAAGATTATATTCTATCTTCATCAGAATTTGAAGATAGATGCAGATTAATTGTTGGAGATGCAATTGTTGTCTCTAAAAACGTGTACAACAATTACCATACTGCATGGTTTATCAAACAAGCTTCTGAAAACAATATTCGTCTATTCATACTAGACGACAAAACACAAACACTAGAGGAGTATTCATGAGCTGTAAATTTTGCACAGATGTAGCTGCTATTCTACAAGAACACAATGCTACGGTAGAATATGTAGAGTTACCAGATAACGCAATTGCTACTGCTGACCGTATACTCAATGATGAACTCATCATCAATGTGAACACCAATAAATCAGAAGAAGTTCAAAAGTTTATTATCTTGCATGTGTTATATCATATGCTAGACAATCCTGATATAGAGATGTTTGTATATACAGCAGACAGACTGAAGCTAAACAACGAAGAAACAGAAGAACTCAATCTCAAAGTCGCGTCTACGCTCATGCCTGATGTTAAACTCAAATATCTTATGCTTGATAAAGATGTCAAAGATATTGCAATCTTAGCAGACCTCTTCAGAGTCACTGAGAATATGGTATTATTTTATCTAGATATTATAGACATTAAACCATCATAGAGGGAGTACATTCCCTCTGTGTTTTCTTTTTCTTCTATCTACTGAATACACATTAAAGGATTACATATGGCTTGTAACTTCTGTACCGATTTTGATACACTACTCACAGACAACAACGCTACACTTGATTATACCACTTTCTCTGATGATACCTATGGTACTATCGAAGAGTCTGACGGAGGGTATCTACTTAAGATTAAAGAAGATCTCGAAGAAACCCTTCAAACCTTCGTAGTGGCTCATCTCTTAACAGTAATACCTCCTCCAGATGACACCGTAACTATATTTGAACCACTCACAGTCACATCTTCAGATTTTGACGTACTTAATACAGAAATCTCTGAATTAAAAGGAAAAGCACTCGATATTCTCATTCCAGGAGATAAATTAAAAGAAGTCGTTTATGATAGAAAAACACTAGATTCTCTCGTTTTAGCAGATATCTTTAGAACATCAGAAACAATCATTATGCAACAAGTTAACAGATTAGACTTAAAAGTTTAAATAGATACAGACCATTTTGGTCTGTATCTATCTCTTGTTTTTTATATTTGTTTTTATTCAAAAGAAGAAACTTTTGAACGAATAAAAACAAATATCTGTCAACGATTTCACTTTAAATCACTACTCTTAAAAATCACCCTTAAATCGTTTTAAGTACTTCACCTATGTCTTCATATTAGTAAGCCTATGAAAATGGATTCTAGATACCATTCTGTTAATTTAAACATATACTAAATTATATACTCAATTTATAATTCTACTATTTTAATACTATTTTCACATCTAGAGTCAAAATCATCGAGTGTCGATTCGACACTCTAAATTCAGTTTGACTTCTGTTCTCTCATTCTCAAATCTAAACTTTCGAAATTTCATTTCTCAATTTTATCTTTTCTAATTCGAGAGATTCACTAAATAGACATTCTTTAGATTTTTTATTTTCTCTAAATTTTCAACGGATTTCTCTTTCAGAAATCCTTTTGACTCATCACTAAATAGAGATTTTTAGAATTTTTTTTTCTAAAAAAATTCTTTTTCTTTTGGACTCTATGTATATATATATTAACTACGTTAATATATATATACATAGAGTCTTTTTCTTTTTCTTTAAGTATATATATTATTCTTTAGTTGTTATTTAATTAGATAAATTAATTTATTAATTTAGATAATTAATATCTTTGATATATTTATATAATATATTTAATAATTTATTATTAAATATTATCTTTGAACCGCGCACACGCACACGCGTGACCGCGCGATTTATAGTAAGAGAATTTTGAAAATTGTTTGATGAGGATGGTCTGATGACCTAGAGAATAAATTTGCCAAGAGTTCTTTTGTGTGAGAAATAAAATTCTTCAAAAATTCCTTTGTTTGATAACTTAGTCAAAATCAAACTTGAAGATCGGAGACGCTATGATAATTCTAAAACTCAATCCGTTTGAATTGAGTCCTGATGACACACACCTCTCAACAGAGTGGCAGGTGACAACAGCAGACGATCCAAACTTTGAAAACCCATTCGTTGACACAGGAGAAGATACAGAGCATCTCTACATCCTACTCGTTGATAAGCAAATGGAACTTGGGCAAGAGTATATCGCTAGAGCAAGAACGATTTCAGATATTGCTGGTTTAAGCAATTGGTCTAATGTACCAATCGCGCATACAGACGAAGCAAACGATGACTGGTTTAATACAAAAGAACCTAGACGTATCATGCCACCGCAGTTTTACTTCGATGAGCCATACGAAAATAACGAAGTTCCATTTACAAACTTCTACGTGAGACTAAAAGAAGTATTCCAGAACTCTGAAGAGAAAATAAAGAGTGTGAGTTGGCTTATACAAGACCTTGATGAGAATGTGGTTTTATTTAGACCAAACGATGAAGATAATTTATCATACCTGTATGTAGATATTATTTTAGACGAAAATAGTATTTATAAAATCACAGCACAATATCATATGTGGAATGGCGATGCTAGTGTTGCGTCTAGCGCATTTATTTACACTCCACGTTCTAAACTTACAAAATACGTGCCAAAATATTATCCAGATAGTACAGATACAAGTACTGCAAATGGAACGTATAACACAGAAGATAAGATACGAATTGAGATAGAGAAGGCTAGTAACGCCACAGGTTCTATTATTGAAATTATTCGAGACGATGTCGTTGTAGAAACGATTGAAGATAGTGATGTATACGAAATAACAAATCCAGAGTATGATGCACGTGGATTTGTTACAGTACGCGCAAAATCAAAATTAGCAACCAATAATGAAGAATGGATATATTGGTTATTTATAAAACAAAAAGATGGTGGTTCGGAACTACCAGTAACGTTGCCTACAGAATTAAATTAAGACAAAATGTCCTCACTACCAATCCGTTTTGGATTGGTAGTGAGTTGTTTTATTGAATTAGTCTATAGACTATAACTTACAGTAAAAAGGATACGGTCATGGCCAGTATAAAAGACATTGAAGAGAAGTATAATTATGACGATTCTCATCAAGGACAACTATATGCCGATGAGGTAAATATTGTTGTTGGTAATTTAAAACAGATAATTGACGAAGCAGGTGGAGATTACACCGCCTTTGGTGAGAAAGAGTTGGTCTATGCATTAAATGAATTGAGGTTAAAGTCAGTATTTAAAGCAACTGGTACAAATGAACTAACACTAGAGAATAAATATGGTAAAACAAATGCGAGTTATATTTTAAATTCTAGTTGTATTTTTAAGTTTCAAGCTGAAGAAGACAATACTGGCGAAGTAGAAATTAAAATCACTGGTAGCGCACTATCAAAACCACTATATAAAAATGGGAACTCATTAGAAGCTGGTGACATTAAAGCTGGCATGGTCTACGAGATAGAGCACGATAAAGATAATAATTGTTATAATATTATTAGCACATATGTAGATGGTATCGATACATTAGGTGGTGTAACAGCAGATCAATACCTACGAAGTGATATTGATGATAAAATTTATGGTAAAATAACACAAGGCGACACGGACAATAGAACAGCTGGTTTATATGGCGTATATGATTCTACAAAAGTGAGTCATATTTGGTCAATTGGAGAAGCGTATTATCTAAACGCTAACGGCAGTGACTTTGGAAATTTATATGGTGCAGCATATTACCATTCTAATAATGGCACATATGGTGAAATGGCTGGTGGACATCAATTTGTATGGGCTAATAACGGAACGCCTACGGTTTCTATAGGAGATAGTATTTGGACCGCAAATTCGTTAGGTATTGGCACGTGTAATTTATTTGGTGCTTTAGATAATAGTAAAGCATTGATCTTAGGAGACTCTGGTACAGGCATTAGACAAAATGGCACAGGCGTATTAGAGTTCTTTCAAGATGAAAATATATTTTTACAAGCTAACTCTAATGCAATAGAAACACCTACACCGAGAACTTGGCGCATTGGTGATATTTATAATAAACTTTATTTAAATTTATATAAAAACGAAATTAATTTTATTTCTCCAGACACAACTATACGTATGAATCTTCTTGACGATGGTAGTGCGTTTAACATTTCGCAAAGTGATGAAAGTGGTACGGACTATAAAAGACTTTCGTGGGTTAAATTCGATAGCACCAGAGGAACAGATATTTGGACATATAATGGTAATGAAATTGCTACAATTGACGCTAATTTAACATTTACTGTTTATGACGCTACGATTTCGTTGAAAAGTCAATTCACAACAGCAATAGGTGACGTAACACTCACTAACGATGCGTTACATAGAAATCAATATTTGTTGTTCGATTATGAAGCAAATGTAGATACAAATGGTTATAACTTTTTTATAGAAAATATTTATAACGAAGCACATTACCATAATGACGCATATAGTGTAACAAATGTTTATAATTATCCAGTTTTAGAAGAAGGAAATTATAATTATATATATGGCAGTATGAATATTACACATTTAAAAAATGATTCAAAAGTAAGTGATGTGATATATTGTATGCGTAATGACGTATATAGTTTTTCTAGCGAGCAACAAAACCATACTGTCTGTTCTTATAATAGAGTTCTTAAGAGCGACACATCTGTAAAGGATTCTGGATATATTAGAGCAACGCATAATGAAATATACATCACAGAAGCTGACCATGATAATGGCGCTGCCGATATTGTTGCTACGTATTCTAAAATTTATGCTGGTAACAACAACAATACATTTGATTCGATTATTGGGACATCATCGCGTATCGAAACGAATGGGGAAGTAACTTCTAATTTTAATGCGTTGTTTTATGGTTCATATATGGAAAATACTATTTTACAGAATGCATGGGGTATTTATATCGATTCAGATACACCTAACTACTTTGCAGGCTCTGTACAAATTGGAACATCTAGTATTTCTAGTATGGATAATAGTAAAGCATTGATCTTAGGAGACTCTGGTACAGGCATTAGACAAAATGGAGATGGTGTATTAGAGTTATTCCACGATAGTAATATATTTCTACAAGCTACAGGTAGCAATGTAAACGCTAAAGGTCATATGTGGAAATTCGGACAAAATGATGGTAGTCTATACACAATTATTTCCAACAGCAATAATATTTATCTCGGAACAAATGACGGTATCGATGTCGTTGAAATGGAACTTAACAACAGAGATAACTGTAGTGGATTTATTATGCGTCCGTCTGTAAATGATAGTTACAAAAAAACATTAGAATGGGTTAGAGATGATTCTCTACGAAAAACTGATATTTGGATCTATAACGATAACGAAATTGATACAATTCGACGGGATACAGCAATAGGGTTTAGTGACGAATACAGAACATTTGAAAATAAAGCAGTAACGATTACTGGTGATTTTACATTAACAGACGATAGAGAACATAAAGTCACATATCGTTTTTTAAATTATGAACCAATTGTAGATTTAAACGATAAAAAACTTTATGCTTACAATATGTACGATAACGCATATTATAATACTAGCTGTTATGATGTAACAAATTATATGATTTATCCAAAACTTAATTCTGGTGAGTATGTGTATGCTACATCAGTAAGAAGTGTTTTATATATTAAAAACGATGCTAAAGTTACTGGAGCAATTTATGGAACTCGCAATAACGTGTATTTATACTCTACATCACCACAAAATAACACTATTGGAGTATATAATAGAGTTCTTAAGAGCGACGCATCTGTAAAGGATTCTGGCTATATTAGGGCGGCATATAATGAAGTTTATATCGTAGATTCAGACCATGATAATGGCGCAGTCGATGTTGCTGGAACATATTCTAATATACGCACAGGTAGTAGTGAAAATACATTTAATACTTTATATGCTAATTATGCTAAAATAACTTCACAAGATGGCGTAGGCAGTAATAGAAACGCACTCTATTACGGAATATATGATGGTCCAATACTACCTAACAGCTATGGTGTCTATATTGACTCTAATGTACCAAACTACCTTAGAGGGTCTATCTATAGTGGTGCAGAAGTAGGTGAATATATTATGCGTTATAATGGGAGTGATAATTCATTCTCAATAAGACGTGTAACGAACCAAGGTGGTCTCGTATACGCGTCAGACTCTATATTTATGACACATGCTGGAGAACGTATTCGCACCAATGTGTATTTGCTAGATTTAGCGACAGATTTAGGCTTTGATACGGTAGAAGAGATTACGTCAGAGTACAATTTAGTTACAGCTGATGGTAATATAGTTATTAACCCAGGTCTGCAAGCAGATGGCGCTATAGCGTATAGATATGAGTTTACTACAGATACCATGTCTATTCCAAAGGATATTGATTTTAGAAACACGTCTTCAAGAATTAACACGACTGGTTTCTTTGCAATGGCGAATAATGGAATTGATAGATTAATATTTGATAGTACAAATAATGTCTATATGTATAACGATACTACTTTAACGATAGGTATGGAAGACGATAAACGCACTACAATTCGTCGTAACGAAATAACATTGAAGGGCGCGTCAAATAATGATTTGCGTATATATCTTAACTTATATGACGTTGACCCAATTTTTGAAATAACACCTAAAGATAACAGTACGTCATTTAGTTCGTTAAAATGGAGGAATGATGGTGATAATGGAGATTACTGGACAATTAACGATAAACGCATTCTTTTAGAAGGCGATGTTGTTGGTTCAGATAGTTCTGTTACTGATAGCGGAACGCTTGATTACGAGTTTGCATCGGACTCGAGCACGGCACAATCTATCATTTTTAATTGTGATAATGGTACAGTAGATATTAGTGAAGATACAATACATAACATTACCTATAATTTTAATTCATACTCTCCTGATACAACATTAAACAGTAACACACTAACTGTTAACGCATATAAGAAATATACTAAATTCGCTACGGATTTGACTGCGGCAAATACGATACTAAATGAAACTGTATTAGAAGCAATGTCGTGTGAAAATGTTTTTGGGATTAATAACAAACTTACTATCGAGTCAGATGCTCAAGTGTACACTGAGACGGTCGCAACATATTCTAAAATTGATCTATTAACAAGTAGTTATGATGACGGTGTTTTTATTGGAAGCAAATCAGAAGTAATAAAATCAGTAAATCCGTCTCTTAGTGGTAAATTATGGGGCGCATATAATGTGGTAAGAGTTCAGGATATTGCTGATACTGGCAGAAATGATGCTGAAAGTATAGTAGGAACAGTCTCAAGTTTAGATGTACAGAACCCAGAAAATATCTATACAGAAGCGTATGGACATTCTTCTCGTATTAATATCACATACGATGACGCTAATAACATTTACGCCTTATATGAAGGTAGATATGAGACGAACACACCATCGATAGCATATAACTTATATTTACCGTCAACAGCATTTTCATATTTAGGAGGTCCTTTAACAATATCTTATGACGCTAGAAAAGAAAATTCTTATGAAACAATGTTAAGTTTGTCAGCATCATCTAACGCATCGGTCATAACAAGTTTGATAGGAACACAATTTACGACAACATGTTTAGACTTTAACGAAATAACAAATTTCTATGGGTCTAAGGTATCGTTAAATAAAGACCCTAGAAGTAAACACTCTGGTGTTCTTATAGGAAATGATGTTCTTATTGATATTGACTATTTCTCTAAATCAGATGATGATGATAATGCATATGATAATGGCGCTGACACCATAAGCGGGTTTAGATCTAAAATTCAAATAGATTCAGAATACGCTACAAGCGATATATTAGCTGGTTATATGTCGACTATAAACATTGATTCTGATTCTGGAGATTTTGGAACAGCAGCTATGTTTTATGGTAATTCTACATATAGCTCTAATACAAGCAAGATATACGGTATATATATCGATGGTAATTTTCCATCGTATTTTGGTGGAGAGATTATTGCGAATAATGGCATCGGTACAGACACAAGTACGTTTTCTATAACGTTAAATGATTCCTACGATAGTGAGCTTATATTATCAAGTCGGCGTTTAAAATACATGGCAGGATCTATCGAACCAATCATTGACGTAAGTTATTATGACTCTTTTATTGGTCTTAACGCAGGATTAAATGCAAATATACTAAGCTATGCAATTGCTATTGGCTATCATGCATTATCATACACAGGCACATCTGACGCTATACAACAGTTTAATACGGCTGTTGGCGCATACGCAATGGGTATGATGGCTCCAGGAGTTGATGGTAATGATAGCTCTAAGAATATCGCCATTGGCGATTATGCATTTTATAGTCCAACACCAGAACCGACTGACTCTGATAATAACAGATATGTAGACGCGCACTATAATAATATCGCAATCGGATCTAACGCTTTAAAAACACCATACTTCTCGCAGCACAATATTGCGATAGGTACTAACACTATGTCTAAAAACTCTTATTATAAAGATAGCGTTGTAATAGGACATTGGTCTGCGAATACATGTCTTGATCTTGTTGAATGTGTGTTTATTGGTAATGATGTTGGTCCAGAAGAAGAAGTAACAGTTACAAACTCTATTGCGATCGGTTATCAAGCAGGTGATGGTCAAGGTGATTTTGATATCTTAGATGATAACCAAATCATTATGGGTAATGCTAACATCACATCTGCTCTGTGTAAAGTTCAATGGGATACACCATCTGACTTACGAGATAAAACAGATATAGAAACATTACCATCATCATTGGAATTTGTAAAAGAACTTAGACCAATATCGTATGTCTATGATGATAGATTTAGATACGAAGATAGAAAACCTGATGGTACCAAAAAAGATACTATAAAGCATTATGGGTTTGGTGCACAAGAAGTGCTTGAGAAAGAATTAGAATACTTTGGTGAAAATGTAATAGTAAAAGATAAGAATAAAGAAAGACTTATCATTACTGAAACAGCCATGATTCCAGTTCTTACAAAAGCACTTCAAGAGCTAGATGAAAAAGTAGAACAACAACAAAAAACAATTTCAGAACTGCTATCAGTCATCAATGACCTTACATCTAGAATCGAAGAACTAGAAAACAATTAACCTATAGAGTACCATATGGTACTCTATAGCGTATTTTGGTTCATAGACCATTTTATTGAATTAGTTTAACCACTATAAATATAAAAAAGGATACAATAATGGCTAGCATTAGAAATATCGAACGTAAACAAGACTATGATGCGTCGCATCAAGGACAGATATATTCAACAGAAATTAATACAGTTGTAGATAATTTAAAAGAAATACTAAACGAAGCAACTAATGATTATGCTGCATTTGGATCTAAAGAGCTCGTTTATGCTATAAATGAATTACGTCTGCAAAACGTATTTAAAGCAACGGGCGACAATGATTTGATATTAGAAAATAAATATGGAAAAACAAATGCAAGCTATATAGAAACAACGAATTGTTCATTTAAGTTCCAAGTAGAACAAACAAACACTAGTGCTGTAACAATACAAATATTAGGAAGTTCTAATAAGAAACCATTAAAACGAAATGGTGCAGAACTTGAGAATGGGTTTTTAAAGCCAGGTTTTGTATATCACATTGAACATGATTTAGAAAATGATTGTTTTAATATTTTAAACATCATGGCTGATACAGCATTAAATATGACAGGTGCGTCTATCAATACCTATAGCGTTCCAAACACGATTGCTGTTAGAGATTCTAATGCTGACATTACAGTTAATACAGTAAGACTAACGAATACTGAAACAAATGATAATATTGGTTATATTTTAACACAGGTAGAGCAAGGCGATAATAGCACAGATAACTATGTAAGAATGAGTACACCTGCTCAATTAGCAGAGAGTTTGCCAGCAGAGAGTTTACTTAGCGCGTTGAGTAGTGGAGATGGGTCTGGTAGTGGTTTGGATGCCGATAAGGTAGATGGTGTTCATGCGTATCAATTACTTCGTAGCGATATCGATACGAGATTATCAGGAAAGATTTTTCAAAATAGTTCTATTTCTAATTCTGGTTTGTACGGACCTGGCTTTAATTCTGATAAGTTAACAAATGTATGGGGTGTATCGCGATATAACGCGTTAAATGATGACGGTACTGACTATAATAACTTTTATGGTCTTCTGTATAAATATAACGATGACGTCGACAATAAGTTGTATGCTAAAGGACACCAATTACTTTGGTGCACTTATGGTGTTCCATCGGTCGGTATCGGAGATACGATTTGGACAAAAACAAATGTTACGATTGGTAGGGACGCTATAGCAAGAGGCAACCTTGTCGAAAATTCTTTAGCATTCCAGACAGGAACGACTGGTATTGCAACAGACTCAACCAGTATGCGTTTATATGTTAATGATGCGAAAGTTATCTCTTATACAACAGATTATGTATTTATTCCAGATCAAACATTAATTATACAAAATCTAAATACGAATAATGAAGTTAGAGTAAGTGATTCTGCAGTAAGTTTAACCGATACTGTGCAATGGTTACATATCGAACAAAAATCAACGAGCGCAGGTTTCCAATTTAGACCACTTTTAAACGATATAACAGGGTCGATATTAGAATATGTTCATTATGACAGCGTACTTCAAAGAAGCGCTTGGTTAATTGACGATAATCCAATAGAAACATACAGCTATATAAATACATTTAATGTTAACGATAGTGACAGTATCTTATATAATAAATCATTAGTGTTAACTGCTGATGATGTTACTTTAACAGATAATCATAGCTATATAGGTAATTATTCAGCACTAACAGATAATATTGTTTTAGATACAACAACTTATACATTTGACTTAACTAAAGATAGCAGCGAGCTATTTGTAAATGAACCAGTCGATGGTGTATTGCGTCATAAACTTTCAACAACACAAATTAATAATACTGTGAAGAATGTTGAAAATAGCTATACGAAGACTAATATTCTTAGTAATGGCGATGTTGTAGGAAAGTTTTATAACACATTGAGTGAGATATTTGATTATGCTACACATGCAACATCAGAAACAGTATTGGTAGGAAATAGAAATAGAATCGTTAGTAAAGCAGTATCGTCTAATTTAACTTTTGCATATGGAAATGAAAATATAATTGAAATTGAGGCTAGTGATTCTGGTAATGATAATGGCATAGAGTATGCGGTTGTTTCTAGTAGTCGTTTCATATCGAATAATAGTAACTCTAACCAACGAACTGTTGTTGTAAATGAAGCTAATGTATATAATACAGCAGATAGTGTAATGTCGAATTCAATTTTATATTATGGAGCAGTAACTGGCAAATTAGCCGACTACTCCTGGGGTATATATATTGAATCTGTAATCAACAATTACCTTGGTGGCTCTTTATTAATCGGAATAGGAACTGCAGGTTATGGCTCTAGTTTAAATAATGATAAAGCTATCATTCTAGGCGATGCAGGCACTGGTATCCGACAAAATGGAGATGGCGTATTAGAGTTATTCCAAAACGGCAATATAGTATTAAAAGCAAGCGATATAATTGAAACGCCTACGAGTAAAGAATGGAAGATAGGTGATTTAGCCACACAAAATTATTTAAGGCTATATAGTAACGAATTAGAGTTTATGTCGTCAGATACATCTGTTAAAATGGATATGACAGATGATAATAGTAAATTTACTATTACACCTACTAACGGTAAGACTATTGAGTGGTATAAAAATGATTATACAAGAGGTGCTGACATATGGAAATATAATGGTCATGAGATTGACACAATTACATATGATGTACAGTTAACAACACCATTGACGTTACGTGGTTTTAACATTAAATCACTAACATTAAGCGGAGATCAAACTTTAGGTGGCGATGTAGATACTGCTCATTTTGGTTTAAGTAGTGTATTTATAAACAACACAGATCTTAATGATAAAACCTATATCGTATCTGGTTTTTCTAACACTACGGCAGTAGGTACAGACGCTACAGCAGCTATTGGTATTAATAATAAATTTATACTTGGCACACAAAACTTGACGAACGCCGTTGGTATAAATAACTTTATGCAATCATATCCAGGAACAGTTATCGATAAACTGTTAGGTATTGATATTGATATTAATTTAGATGCAACACATATCGATGGCGTGAGTTCTGAAATCGGATCGTCTGTTAGGATTAAGAAATCTCCAACGTCAGATTCAACATATGAAATGATTGGTTCCTATAATGCATTAACGTATTATAACAGTGATACGGACGTGGATAATGGTGCTACAAATGCATATGGTGTTAGATCAATAATTGACGTACAAAGTACCACTGCAACTTTTAATAGCGTATATGGGTATAATGCAGAATTAAACTTTAATAACGTTGATAATGTAGACGCGTCGTATTTATTCTATGGTAAATACAATAGCACTGTTAATGAAAATGTGTATGGCATATACATCGATAGTGACGTTGAAAGTTATCTTAAAGGTCAATTATACATTGGCGATAGAGACGACAAGTTTAGTATATTAAAACATAATGAATTGGGACTATACACATTAAATGGTAACAATACAGACGTTATTTTAAATTTATACGACACAGGTGAAAAATTTACAATTCAACCGCATGTTAACGATACACTTATGTCGTATATTGAATGGGTCTATAACGATGGTAAAGATTATTGGGCTATTAATGGCAATCCTATCGATACACGTTATTATGATATTACTAATGATGGGATAGACGATTCAATAATCTTTAATCGTAAGACATTCAGATTAGATAATGCTGCGTCGCTTACAGATACTCGCACGTATAGACATCTATACTTCGATACACGTTTTGCAGGAAATACAGAAAGAAATGACAACGACTTAATATTTGAATCATTTGTTAACTATAGTGAATTTGGTGATGATTTTACACATGGTAAAGGTTTATATAATATCGCATATCACAACACAGGAGCTCCTGATAGTATCACAGGTTTGTATAACTATTTAATTACGCAAGAAACAAGTGAGCCATATGAAGTATATGGAACGATAAATCGTCTTAGTGTAAAGAATACAAATACTATCGATAGCGTAAATGCATTTAGCAAAGAGATTGGAGTAAAAACATATATTACAAAAAGTCCTACAGCAGGACGTTCAGGAGAAGCAACTGCTGGACATTTTGAATATTGGGTTACTGACGATATTGATGTTGATAATGATAATGGTACATATATAGCAACAGGTTTATATGGTTTTGTTCATATAGACAGTCACGCTGCTACTTTAAATACCGCATACGGAGTTAAAAGTCGTATAGATTTTTCTTATGCAGATCAATGTGAAAAATCATATTTATTTTACGGGTCTTACGACGACGAACTTAGCGGTTCGACATATGGCGTTTATATCCATAGTGATGTTCCTAACTACTTTGCAGGATCTATTGAGTCTGGTGTTGGGTTAGAGCAAGATGTTATTTATGGTCCAGGATTCCGCTTAAGACGAAAGACAAATCAAGCAGGTTTACAGCTTGTTTCTGACTCTTGTGTGCAAACACATGCTGGAGAACCAGATAGAGCTGATTATCTATGGGAATGGCTGCGTGATAGGAATGGTTATGATAGCGTAGCCAGCATGAACACAGAATGGAACATCGTATCGGCCGATAGTTATGTGTTATTAACAGCAAATATGCAAAATAATACAATCCCGTCTTCATCTCTTATGGTTACAACTAGTACAGTAGAATATGGTTCTGCTATTAGTTCATTTACACATCGAAATTCTAGAGTTTTGGTTAACGCAACAGAAGCTAACGGAAGCCTATCGACAGTTAAATATATTAGTATGGTAGAAAATACAACAACATACGGTAGAAAAGCATTAGGAGGTTCAGTAAGTCTAATTGAAGATAGTGTCGCAAACACAGCAATAGGCGCGTTTGCCGGTATTCCAGATAGTGATGATATCGGTAATTATAATACGCTTATTGGTTACGACGCAGGAGGAAGCTGGAAAGGCGGAGAAAAATGTACTGTTGTAGGCGCTTATTCTGGTAACACTGGCCTTACTGGAAGTTATGTTACATTACTAGGTTATAACGCAGAACCAAACAGCGCGAGCGAAAGCAATGTCGTTGTTTTAGGAGATTCAACTATTGAAACCTTACGATGTAACGTTTCATCAATATCATCTCTCTCTGATAAACGTGATAAGAAAAACATTCAAGAGATTCCTGTTGGGTTAGACGCGATTAGGTTCTTAAAGCCTTCAACATTTGAATGGAACAGACGTGATGGTTCACCTGGTCGAAAAGGAACACAAATTGGTTTTATCGCGCAAGATTTCAAAGAGCTTATTGAGAAATTTCCAGTACTTAAAGACACAAGCTTATTTGACGATATAAATCCAGAAAAATATACAATTGCATACGCAGAGCTTATGCCAATTGTTACCAAAGCGATCCAAGAATTAGATTCGCACATTAATGAACAAGATAAGCGAATTGACGTTTTAATCGAAACAGCAGAAAAACAACAAAACTTAATAGACGCTTTGGAAAAACGTTTAAATGAATTAGAAAACAATTCATGACCTATAGAGTACCATATGGTACTCTATAGTAATGTTTAGTTGAAATACATTAAAAAAGGATATTTATGTATAAGAATATAATGAAGCAGCTGCGCGATAATGAACTCTATTACGTACTGCATGATATTTATGAAAAAATGGAAGAGTTAGAAGAGAAAGATTTTTTAACATATGTATCTTCTAAGTATAAAATTGACATCACTGATGAAGAATATAAATTAACAGAAGATGACGTGCAGTTTTTAAAGAGTATTGATTCAGACACGTTAAAAGAATTAGATTTAACATTTAAAGACTATGACATTATCGAGACTGATGATTTTGAAGATGCTAGAGAACTAACAGAATTTTTAGCCACGAGTGATGATAAATTTCTTACACGATTCGTTCCTATTTTAAGTTTAGTAATCTTGTTTATTGGATTTGGTTACTTGTTCTTAGCATCATTTACAGATCTATTAGATGTAAATAGGCCTATTGTTCAGAACACGATAGAGTTTATAAAAACAGTAATTATTATGGTTGTATCATTTTGGGTCGGTTCATCAGTAGGTAGTAAAAATAAAACAGATCAGATGTCTAAACTGTTAAAAAATAAATAAAAAAAGGATAAAAGATGGCGCTTAACGATTTGTTAATAGGCGACCTAGGCATGACACATTTGATTACGCTCGATTATAAAGGTGCGGAAGAAGATGGTGTTACAACAGAGACACCAACCAAAGTTAATGGTGGAAACTATACATGGGTAGAAGAACCCTGTTGTGAAGGTTTTACATACGCTTTAAAATCAAATGATTCAACGTCATATGAAGACCGTGAGAATGGTGCGTCATTTGATAATGCTGCAGACATCAATACTGACGTACCTAACACATATGGCGCTACTGGAAAGACACTTGGGATATGGTGTCGATTTAGCCAGAATATTACGCCTAGTTGTATTTTTGAAGAAGGCGCGTACGTCAATAACTTTGCTTTTTTTGTAGGAATCGGTAAAGCGATTACCTGGCAAGCAGCTGATGACGGACAACCGTTTCTAATCGCACAGTCTAATTTACAAGCACAAGTAAACAGAAACTATTTCTTAACAGGTACATGGGAATACCAAAGAAATGGCTATAACGCTGTTGATTTTTATATTAATGGTGTCTTACAAGAGACAGTACAGTTAAACGGAACTGATGTGTTCCCAAATCACTCTGGAGATATTGTTATAGGTAATACCGATGATGATTTGAAGTCATATAACGAAGGAACAATCAAATCAGCTATTCGTGAAACATGGGCGAATTTATGGTTTATAAAAAACCATGAGATATGGGGTGAAGATATTCTACGCGATATTTTTGAACGAACTACCTTAGCCGAAGTTACACTAGAAGCAGACACAGTTGAAAATCAACAAATCGCTTTAGATAACTTAATTGGTACGGTATATGAAGATAAGAATTGTGCTATCAGGATAGTGCAAGCGACTGATGCCACTGATTATACTTTATTATTGGATAATATAAAGTTTAAACGCGTAGATGAGCTACGTGACATCCACATTCAGTTTGTTGGTACAGGTGAGCTACATATTGAAAATTGTAACGGTTCTAATGCTTATGAGCTTTCTGTACCAGCAGAAGTAGAACGTGTTAATGACACACTACAAGGCGGTGGTTCTATTACCAAAACTGATAATTCTATTAGACTTAAGGACGATACAGATTACATTAACCATATTGTCGATGGTAATATATGGATAGATTGCGATGAAGATGTTGTTATAAAAATGTCTGACGTTCGGTGTTATGGAAAAGTCTATAATTATAATCCAAATACAAAAGTCACAATTATCGCTACTTCATGTCAATTAGACGCAAATGATCCAGGAACAGATAATGGACAAGTTGACATACAGGCTGCTGGAACACTAACAATAACTGGTTTGGTTGACAACACAGAGGTGCGGTTATATACAGAAGATTTAAATGAGGAGATTTATGCAATAGAATCAAGTTCTGGAGATGTTGTTATTGATTACCAAGGTAATTACGATAATGCAGTCCTTATTATTTATAATAAAGATTATGCGCCTATTAGGTTAACAGTACAGCTCGATGGAACAAACGCAACTCTTCCAATAAAGCAAATTCCAGATAGTGCCTATATAAACCCATAAAAGGATAAATTATGAGAGTCAAAGTTGTAGAAACAACTGATGGCAAATATTTAGGAATGACATTCGATGTTCCTGAAGTAAGTAAAGAAGTCGCACTATTATACGGAATCGAAGCTGATAAAATTTTAGAAATAGATAATTATTTTTTAATTATTAATAGCAATTTTACAATAAAATTAAAGAAATTAAAAGAAAGGTAAGTAATGAAGATTATAGATCCAGATGATTTGAATCAAGGAACAGAGCTTAATTTTGATACAGCAAATAGAACAATCGAATTGATTAAAGCAGGCAACCTATCGGATGATGGCGTCGCGTTGCAAGCTGTCTATTCATTTACAAAAGAAGAATGGAAAAGTGATGATACATTGATTAGACATCCATTCCCATTCACACCAATTGATGGTCCATCAGGGACACAGTTCGACCTCGTAAATGGTTGGAAATGGAAAGATGTTGATACTATCAATCTTATTAGAGATGGTGGATTTGCTGTTAAGAAAGATGATGGTACGACTGCAGAAGAGTGGATGAATATTACATCACTTGGTGCGTTCTATGATCCTACTGTTGACCAAGCATATTATATTCAAGGAGACCCAAACTCTCCAGTAGATACGATTCTACCAGGTGAAGTAAATCAATGTATTAAAATTTATGGAGACGCTGATAATGGCGATTTTGATAAAAGAAATGCATTTACAATCTTCCTACGTGAAGAACAAAAGACATACGATCAATATGATCTTATTGTAGGTCAGAATATTTCAGCGCTTACTTATAAGAAATACGCACTACCGCTATCAGATAAGCTAGATACAAAAGTTACACATAGCGATGCTGAAATCGCACAAGCGCCGTATGATAATATCACGATTACATACTATGATGACGCACAACAGAGAGATGTTGGTGGTACTAACTATGACTTCTCTGTTATTGTAGAAGGTGATAACAAGACACTAGAGCAAATTTATGAGAAACACCAATATCTTATGCGACAAGAGTCAGATATCGATAATGGCGAAGGTGATGTTCGTGGTGACACTGCCGATACACTTATGTATTTTATTGGTGACACACTCTACGTCAATGGTTATATCGACAATGTACGTCAAGAAGATTCAAACAGAGTTGTCTTTATTGATGATAGCGGAAGTGAAAGAGTAAATCCATTTACATCTGCTGGTATTCTTGAGTTTAACGCACCATTACAAGCAGACCCAGAAGCGATCTATCATTTATTCTTTACGACAGACGGCAATGGTAATGATTTTGGTACTGATAATGCTATCACTGTTGAAGATGCTAGTGGTATTCCAATTGCTGGAACGATTGATGGTAATGCAAGTATTCCATTTGATTATGACTTTGACAGTAACGATCAGCGTGGAGCTGGAACAGAAGGAACAGACGCTCCTGTTACACTCGTAGGTATTGGTCTAGATTCTGCGCAATATGTCGTAGCCACAGGTACAATCACACGTTCTAAAACTATTAAACTATCTCTCGTAGCGAACACAGAAATGACATATGTAAATAATTAAGGATAGAACATGATAACATTCAATGGTACGACTAAACAGATAACCATAACAGATGAGACGTCCATTGATGTACGTGTAGATCTATACTCTGCGTGGAAACGTTGGGCGGTAGATCATCCTAATTATTTAAGAGCGATGCGCGTTGTTGGTGGAGATGATCTAGGTAATAATGCATCCGCACCAGCTTTCTACTTTATGACGAATGGGTGGGTTGTTGTTGCAGATGGTTGCGATCTAGATGTAAAGTTTAACTTGTTCTCTGATGATTATGAAAGCCCATTTGTAAAGATAAATGGTGCTACCGTGTTGAATCAAACATCAACAGTTCCAACTGTAGCTGTTGGAAGTGGTTTGAGTAAAGAAGAGCATGACGAACTTATGTCTATTAAAGAGAAGTTAGATAGTCTTGATTTCTCTGGTGTAGATTTTGAGATTAAACAACCTCCAATTACGATTAACTAACATGAGACTGTCTAAATTGACAGTCTCATGTCTATATTTAGAACAGAGGAGAACCTATGGATTTTGTAACATTAGAGAGAGAAGTACCTGTATTGCTAGATCCTGGTGATGGTACTATTATTATACAAAATATTATGAAGGCAAAACACGCACTTCTCTATGTCTCTACAGACGGTGTGTTAGAAGAACCTTGGTTTGAAGCAAAGCATGGAGAGAGAGTAACAATAACACAACCATTTTATTTTATGCAAGATGAATATAAAACAATTGATATACCGTATGTATTAGAGACAACAGGAGATTGATATGAAGAGCTCGTTAGCACTTTTTAAGAAGCATGCTGATACTGATTTATTTTTAACAGTAGAGTTTTTGTTAGAACAAAAATTAGATTTACTATTACAAAAAGCGATTAATCTATCTAACGGTAATGTCGTAGAAGATGGTATCGTTGGATACAGAACATTAGACGCATTACTAAAAATAGACAAGTATGTATTTTTCGATAACATTGCAAAGTTATTGATAGAAAAAGAAAAACACATTCGATTAGAAGATAGGATACTAGAGTACCTTGGAAGAGCTGAAGGCACAGTGATACACTGGAATAGAAGAGAGTCTGCTTATACATCACCGTATGGTGTTTATAAGAAATCATTTCCAAATAGTAAAATTATTAAGTATATTGACTCACTCTTTAAGAAATATGCGTTAAGAGAAACGCCAGGAAATGCTATTAAATTGAATTACTTATTGAGTAATGATGAGAAAGAACAGATTAGAATTTTAGCCTATGCATTTTATGTAAAACATTTCTTAGATAAGAAGTTGAATGCTATCTTTGAAGAGATGAAATTTTACAATAGCGCGCTGACTTTCTTTTCTAATTCTGTAAATGGTGGAAAGGCAAGAGGTGTAAAAGTATTACAGAAAGCATTGAAGTTGAAAGCAGATGGTATTCTTGGTAAAAAAACAAGAACAGCTGTGAGGACGTTTAAAGGTTCTGATGAAATTTTGAACCAATTGATGTTGGCTGAAATGTATCACTTTTACAATAGATTAATAAAGAACAATCCAAAGAGATACGCTCGCTTTAAGAGAGGGTGGTATAATAGATTGAAAAATCTAGGGTTTAGATACGTTTAAATGAAATAAATACTAAAGGTTTAAAAAATGAAATTATTTGACGAAATTGCAATGGAAGAAACATTTGAAAAAGTTTCTACGTTTGAGAGCACAGTTTTAGCAATGGAAGAACAATCAATGGCTGAAGCAGAAATTCTAAAAATTTATGCTGCTATTGAAGATGGTAAGCAACAAGTAGCTATGCTTGAGAAAGATATTAAAACAGCAGAAGTAGCTTTAGAAAACGGAACAGTAGATAAATTATTTGTTGCACAATATTTGACAAGCGTACAAAAATCATTCGATGTATTAGGTTTTGAAGGTTTAGACTTCTCTGAAATTGGACTTGAAGAAATTACAGACCCAACATCTAGTCTTATTTCTGCCGTAGAAGAATCAAAATCAGCAATTACGAAAATAATTATCGCAATTAACAAAACATTTGCTAGATTAGAAGCTAGTCTTTTAAAATTTATGGATAAATTAAACATTGTTATAGATAAGTTATTTACAGACCTTGAAGATACAAAATCTAAACTTGAAGAATATGAGAAATCAGGTAAGAAACTGACTCTTAGTGAAATATCTGATACAAATGTGATTGGCTGGCAAACAGGTAAATTTATCGGTATCATGGGATTCGGTGGAACAAAAGATCCAATTAAAGCAATGAATGGTATTATTAAGAAATATGGTTCTGCAGACTTTATTGATAAAACAACAAACGCAATCATATCTATGATGACAAAAGATGGTGATGTCGAACAGATTTTCGATAACACATCAGCACTTAAACAAGTACAACGTTCATGGATTGAGAAAGTATTTAAATTCTTTTGTAAAAGCGGAGATAGGGATTACTTGCTTGTTGGCGCCACAAATAATCAAGCCTGGTTTTTGAATAGATGTAAACCTTTGCATATTACAAGTGATATGATGCCGTATCATTATACAACGCGCAGCATTCCTTTTAGCATGGTAGATGGTTTTGGAATCACACCAACTTTCACGACACCAGATCTGAAAGAACTTATTAAATTATGTGATGAAGCTCTAAAAATTGTTCAAAATCGTAAGAAAGTTAAGGAATCTGTTTTTAATATTCTTAAAAAAGGCTCAAAAGAGATTGATAAAATCGATGAAGCTGCTAAATGGGAGACTGTAGGCATTTATCCATATCTTCCGTTTACATTACTCGTTCTTACAAAAACATATTGGAACATTCCAACTGCAGTAGATGGATTAGGCAAAGTATACCTTCAAAATCTTAAAGAAGCGTAATAAATAACATAAACTCTACAGACCAATATGGTCTGTAGAGGCTTTTTTATTTTTATTCCGATACATCATATTTTAATGCATAAAAAATTACTATTATTTTTTGATAATTTTAAAGGAATAGAGATGATAACACTTATGGATGGCAAAAGTCACACAGTTATTAAACGTGACGGAAGAACAGAACCATTTAGCGAAGAGAAGTTGCATAAAGTATTGATGTGGGCGGCTGAAAATAATGAAATCATGGTAGAAGAGATACTCAAAAGTGTCAAACTCAAAATCTATGATAAGATCCAAATCACAAAACTCTATAATGAAGTACTAAACACTGTAGAGAATATGATTTCTAAAGAGTTTCCTTTAGCAGATACCGTTGCTCGAAACCTACTAATTCTAAAACAGTATAAAGAACTATGGGGAATGAAAAGAGATAAATATCCATTCTATGGAGATGTCCTTAAAAAAGGTGTGAAATATAAAGTCTATGATAAAGAAGTAGTAAACTCGTTTTCAGAACAAGAAATCATCGAATTAAACTCTTATATCGTACAAGAGAGAGATTTCGATATTAATTATCTTGGTCTTAGGGTATTCTTCGACAAGCAAGCGAAAAGATATACTCGTAAACGTATCCTAGAGCTACCTCAACACGGTTTCATGCGTTTGGCTATGTTCGCCTTCTGGAAAGAACCAAAAGACGTCAGAATGGCTCTAATTAAAGAACGTTATGATGATGTATCTCAACATGAGTTCTCTGAAGCCACACCAAAGTTTAAAAACTCACTCTCGTACAATCCACAGATGTCATCCTGTGTCGTCTCTAAGATGCCAGATAACTCTAGAGGAATCAATAAGACTAACTCTAACTTGTTCTTGTATTCAAAACACTCTGGTGGACTCGCTACAGATATTACTTCTGTAAGAGCGTCAAATTCTCTTATTGGAACAACAGGAACTTCTTCTGGACCAATTCCATTCATTAAGCTTACAGAAGCAGGCGTAAAAGCCTATAACCAAGATGGAACCAGACCCGGTGCGTGTGCAGTCTACTTCTCTCTATGGCACTATGATGCTCCTGATATGCTTGAGCTTAAAGAAGAGGGTGGTACAGAAGATAGACGTGCTAGAGGACTTATGTATGGTGTCAAGATTAATAAACTCTTTTTAGAGAGAGCACTCAACGATCAAGAGATGACACTCTTTGATCCTAAAGAAGTACCTCTATTAGAAGAGACTACTGGCGAAGCATTCAATACGCTCTATGAAGAGTACGAGAAGAAACAAGGCATTATGAAGAAAACAGTCAATGCACTTGACTATCTATTCGAACTCGTAAAACAAAGATTCGAAACAGGTAATATCTATATCTTCTTAGAAGAGAATGTAGAGAAGCAAAATAACTTTAATCATAAGATCTACAGCTCTAATCTCTGTAATGAAATCTATCTTCCTACAAAAGCTGTAGAATTCAAAGACTTCGAACTTTCTGAAAATATGTCTACCGATGAAGTTACGCTTACAGAAGAGTATGAACCTGGTTATATCGCACTCTGTAATCTTAGTTCTATTAACCTTATGCGTTGGTTTTACCATGATGACGAAAAGAGAGAACGTATTGCGTATAATCTACTAAGAGCATCTGATAATCTCATTGACTATGCGTTTTATCCTACGAAAGAAGGGGAACGATTTAACAAAGAGTTTAGAGCGATTGGTGTAGGTGTAACAAACCTCGCGCAATTACTTGCTAAAAACACTTTAAAATGGGGTGGTGAAGATACATTACAGTTTGTGAATGATGTAATGGAATCAGTCTATTACCATCTAATGAAAGCATCAATTAGACTCGCTAAAGAGAGAGGCAGGTTTAAGAAGTTTAACGAAACAAAATATAAAGATGGAAAGTTCACATTTGAATTATTTGCAGGAGATGTTGAATATCCACTCAATTATGATTGGGAAACACTACGTCAAGATCTATTGGCATGTGGCGCTAGATTCTCAACAGTGATGGCGATTGCGCCTACTGCTACGAGTTCACTCATTATGAACTCTACAGAAGGTACAGAACCACTACATGCGTTATCAGCTATGAAAGATGGCACATATACTTGTCCACAGTTAGCGCCAAATGTAGCGACACTAGGACACAAGTATGAACTTGCATTTGATATCGATTCTAATGATATTTTAACTAATGCAGCTGTAAGACAACGTTGGTTAGACCAAGGACAGAGTGTAACACTTTATTATATACCAGAGAAGACAACCGCATTTGATCTATTGAGAGATATTCTCACAGCAGATAGACTTGGTATGAAAGGACTCTACTATGCAAAATCTACAAAGAACGATGAAGTAGAATGTGAAAGTTGTAAGGTTTAGGAGATATAATGGAAAACAGAACAATACTCGATTTGAAGATCGATACAGATAATAGTAAACTATTCTTTGGACAGACAGGTATCTTTAGAATAGATAAAATTTCCCATAACAGTATTATGAATACATTTAAGAAAGGGTTCTCTGACGTATGGGCATGGACAGCAGTAGACTTCTCTTCTGATATTACAGGATGGGATAAACTTTCAGAGAGAGCACAAGATATCTTTCTGAAGACAAATGGATACCAGACCATTATGGATTCTGGTGTTGTAGGTATCTATAACTACTTAGCACTCGCTGCTACCAATACAGAGATGCGATTAGCATATCAATATGTAGCGCAGAACGAATCTGTACATGCTACTAGTTATAGTTATGGTTTGAGTCAAATGTTTGGTAGTGAAGCAGAAGATAAAATTAATTTAGCACTCACAGACCCATTCATTCGTAGTAGAATTGATAACGAAAAAGACTTTGCAGACGAACTTTTTGAATCTGTTATCAAGAATGGCGAAGAGAACTATGAAATTCTTTTTAAGGCAATTGTAGCTACTTATGTATTAGAATCTATTAAGTTTCCGTTTAGTTTCTATACGACGTGGAACATTAATAGAAACTTTGAGGGCGGTGTACAAGGATTTTCTGCGCTTCTTAGACTCATTGCACAAGATGAATTAGACTTTCACGTACCTCTTAATAAGAATGTCCTTAGAATCATTCGTAAAGACCCTTCGCAAGGATTTCAAGATGTATATGACGAACACTTCATTTATGAATACGTAAAAGAAGTTGTAGCAAAAGAGAAAGAGTGGTCTGACTACTTACTTAAATACGGACCAATTCCAGGTTTCACACACGATATTAACGAATATATAATCGAATACTTTGCAGACAAGTGTCTCAAAGACATCGGTTTAGAACCAATTTATAAGAGAGAAAAGAATGATGTTATCACATGGTTCAATGACTATCGCGATATTAAAAAACAAAATACGGCGATGCAAGAGAAATCTAATACTGCATACAATAAGGGTGTACTTAAGAATGATCTAAGGTCGCGACTTTCAGAACTAAAAGAAATATATTATAGATAGACCATATGGTCTATCTATGTAAAGTTTTATATTTGTATATTATAGTAATACTAACTTAAAAGGAGTGACAATGAAAAAGATTAACGTAATTAATGAAACAACGTTAAGAGCGATGGCGATTAGAATGGATGTACAAGAATGGTTTCTTCGTAACATCAAACAGTGTAAGGTGAGTAATATTCTTAATACACTGGTTGTGTCTGATAATGATGTTTATGTAAAACGTTTACAGACGAAATTTAAGAATGCATATATATCTGACGATAAGAGCATGATAGAGTATTTTGATGGCAAAGAGTGTGTGACAATACTGTTAAATAAATCTCTATATCCTATTACACGAGAGAGTCGTTCTAAGAAGATAGAGTTCGAATATATTGATGGGAAACTATCTAGGGAGATCGTTACTATTGGAGAACGCAGATTGGAGCGTTTTTATACTTATAGAGATGATAAACTTTATACGATTGAAGTAACAGAGAAAGATACACCTACATATATTCACTATACACAACACTATGATAGATGTAAATGTAAGCATATGGTCTCTGGTAATCAAGATATTTATATCTCAAATGATGATATGGTTTATACCTATGATGAGATTGGAAACCTTTCTAAGATTGTTTATAAAGATATGACAGTCAAAGAGTTTACACGGACTAAATATGATGAGTGTTATATCGAAACAGTAAATGGTAAGATTACACTACTCATACCATTATTAAATATTGATACAGAGTTAGCGTTTAACGATGCTGAACGTTTTGTGCATAAGGTTAAAAATGAAACTATTTAATTATGAATTATATATACATAATCCATTTACAACAAAGATGCTGTTTACATTTATAAGAAAGCGTTTTATAAATAACATATTTCATATAGAGTTTTATTCTGTCACAAACAACTTTAAAGTAGAAACAAACACTATCTATACAAACAAAATAGACAATAAGTTCCATTTTGCGTTTATAGAACGCATCAGGGATACATTGTTTGAAATCACTTTAGGTTTTGATGCTGTTGTATATATTATGAGATATGATATTACGACAAAAGATATTAAGCCAAAATATGAATTTATTAAGAAACAGTATAAGCAGGATGATAAAAAGAAACATTTGTTTAAGACGTTACACATACCGATACATCTCATGGTAGATGGGTATTTTAAAGAGAGAGGATATAATACAATCGAGAAAGATAAATACTTGCTCGCTGTAGATTATGTAATGTCGCAGAAATATCTGTTAGTTGGACAAGTATTTACAATACGTCCAAATACAGTCTCTATGGTAATCGCCAGTCAACCACCGCAAACAATTAAAACAACACACAGAACGAATCATGTATTAACACTAGACTTGACTTCTGGTGAAATCATATCTGAACAATTAACAGAAGGCGTAATAGAGAAACCTATTAATATAGACGGTGTATTACACATTAAGGAGACTATGGCTGTAAACATAGATAACTCTTCTATATTTTACATCGATGGTAACGAAGCTGTGTTTCCATTTATCGAGACAGAAAAAACAGAGGACGCATAGTCCTCTGCAAATTACTTTTTTTATTTTCTATGAAGATGATAAACTTTATAAAAAAGGATTAGCATGTCTAATTGGAGACAGACAAGGAACTACAGAATATGGAGAGCGACAGTTATACGACGAGATAAAGTTTGTCAACTTTGTGGTTCACGTCAAAATAGACACGCACACCATTTAAACTCTGGTTCATATTTTCCAGATAAACGGTTTGATGAAGAGAATGGTATTTGTCTTTGTAGACATTGTCATCTCACAAATTTTCATGGTTTATTCATGGGATCTACACGTAAGAAAACAACAGAGTCTGATTACGATAGGTTCCATAAATTATATGATAATATTAAAGGTTAGGAAGATGAAACAAAAGATTAACATATCGCTATTCTTAGCGATTGTGTCTGCTATACCGATGACTATGATAACTGCGATACAGATTTCATACATCGTTCCATTTATTGCGAGTACTACAGCAATACTTCTTTATGATATTGAATTCTTTAATTCTCGCTTTAAAATAGATCTACAAAATAAGAAAACATATGTCAACATTTTCGTTACTGTAATGAGTATCATTACTTTAGGGTGTTTTTACAGGTACGGTGTGTTAGATGACGATGGAAAAGCGCTTGTGATGTTAACCACATATATTCTATTTACTACGTATATCTGGTATATTCAACATGTTGTAGATATGTGTAACGCATTCACACAAAAAATTATTTTCGATTAAAAAGTATCTCAGTGTAGCATATGCTACACTGAGATAGTTATTTTTTAGACGCAATCGCATTCGCAATGCCTTTTAACCAGGCGCTCGTAAATGCTTCTAATCCTTTACGACCAAATACATACATGCTGGCTGAAGCTCCCAGTATTACAGTAGAGTATTGGGATGTGAAACCCATATAATCAGCTACTACAATACCAACAATAAATAGAAAAGATGTCCAACGGTAGAATCTATCAGAATCGGGCTTTTGTTTTAACACGTCTTCATCTGTTTTCTTAACATCTTCTATCTTTTCAGAAGTTGTAATCTCTCCAGTTTCAACATCAGTGTTTGTGGTCGTATTAGTGCGACTCACTTGTGTTGATGTTTTTCTCTCCATTTCTCTTCCTTACTCCGCTAATAAACAATATGATTGCGGCTGTTAGTAACGTAATCGCTACACCTGTGAAGAATGCCAATGGTGAATCTTTACTCGCTACGTATAACGTTGTGAAGATTACAATGACATTCGGGACAATATTTTTAAGCATTGATACATGATCCTGCATGTTAACCCTTTATAGATATTGGAAATGATTATAAAGTTAATACAATCTCTCATTAAAAAGTTTCTATGTCTGCTATATAGTGACATTAACATATATAAAAGGTTTAAAAATGATAAAAGAATTAGACAGTAAAATGTTTTTAGATGGTATGTCTGTATCTAGATGGGATTTCTCAACAGCGAATAAAGATGAAAAAAGTAGAATACACGCAATTACAAAAGTAGCATCAATTTGCTATCAGTCACCAACAGCACTTGATAGTGAAATATTGTACAATAGACTAAAGAGAGAGTCTATTGGTTTACCGTCTTCATCATTTGAGTTTATTCCTGTGTTATTGAATTTAGATAACCCTCTACATAGAGAGATTGTTTATAAAAATGATAAAGAGAATAATGTATGTAAGTTTGGAGAAGTAGTTGCTGTGCATTACTATCTTACAAACTATAGAGCTATTGTGACAGATAAAGCAAAATTTGGTGAGAAAGCCTATTCGTGCGATCCTGAAATGATATTTAATAATACAGAAGAAGAGAGAGCAATAATTTATGATAATTTCTTTGTGTTCTTACAAACATTAGATTTACCAACACGTTCTCAAAATATAAGACACAGAGTGAACTGGCAAGAATTGTCGAGACGTTACGTGTCTGGTAAACGTGTTCCATTTGCGTTTTATACCTCTGAAAAAATGAAAAATGTAGTATCTAATGGAAGAACGACACAAGACATTTATGACATCTGTGTAGAACACTATAACGCAGCGATTAAAGACGGTGTTAAACCAGAAGACGCACGGCGTATTATACCACAAGCGATGTTGACTGATATCTGGTCTGGCTTCAGAAAGAGTCAATTAACAAATTATTTAAACTTACGAACTGATTCACACACGCAATATGAATTTAGATTGCTAGCAAAAACGATTAAATCGTTTATTAAATAGTTGGTTTTAATGAAAACCACATAAAAGGATACATATGTTTGTAGAAATAGCGAATGATGGCACGGTGACATCTATTATTAGAAATAAATTTTATAAAAAAGAGGTTACGCAAGAAATTGATGATCCAGCTTGGTCGCCACCGCCATTAACGGATGAAGATGGAAACATTATATATGACACAGAATATATTGAAAAACCAGACCCACATTGGGTGCGACCATATAAAAAAGATGAAAATGGTGAAATTCTATATAGAGATATTGTGATAGACACATTAGATTATTCTACAGTAAAGACCATTGTAGATGAAAATGGTGTAATGACTACAACAAAACCTACAGTCGTTAAGAAAGTAATTGGTAAAGAACCTATCTTAGATATGGATGCTGAACCACCAATGATTCGTGTACCAGCGTCTATGGATAAAATTAGATATGACACATCTGTACCCCGACCAAAAATAAAAAAGACTGAAATTATTGATGTCCCGATTGAAGAAACAGACACCATTAAATTTATTAGAGATGAAGATGTTCCAGAGAATTTTAGCAAAGAGTATACACAATATATTTATAAAGACGGTAAACTAGAAAAACGACAAACAAATACAATTTATATTAAAGATCAGTTACCTTTAGAAGACGCAATTGCTCTAAAAGTCAATGAGATAAATGCTATTGTGGCTAATAAAATAATCGGAGGTTTCGCGTCTAGTGCGTTAGGCGATACACATTATTATCAATCCGATAAAGAAGACCAACTGAATCTCATTGGTGCAATTGCTACAGGTGTCGATCAATATTTTAAGTGTAGTCCAGATAACCAGAATTGGGAATTTAAACTACACACGAATGACGAGTTAAAAGTTGTTATCAACGATGGTGCTGCCGTAAAGTTGCATCTTCTCACTATCGCGAACGATTTAAAATTACGAGCAAAATCAGCTTCATCAATCGACGAGTTAAATGCGATCGATACAGTTGCTGAAATTAACAAATAAAAAATAATACTCACAATAGTATTATATTGAGTTCTATTAAAGAACATATAAATCACATATAAAGGATTAATGAAATGTCAAAAACATTAGATGCAGAAGTTGTAGAGGCGCAAGCAAATTCAGAAGAAGCTGTTAGCGAGAGAAAAGAGCTAACTGAAGAAGAGAGAAAAGAGCAAGAAGAGAAGTTCTTTAAGCTTGTAGACGAAAAAACAGAAGCTGTTTTAGAAACACTAAAAGAACAACCGCTTGAAGTTGTCTTAGAAGTAATTGCTCAAGTAACTTCTGTTGTTGGTGAAGCGGTTAATATTGAAAAGATTAAACTTCTAAATACCGTTGCTCAAATTGTTGGTGCTAGATATCCTGAACAACACCCGCTTATTAAAGTAGTCTCTATGCAGACAGGAAAACAAGCAAAGATTGACTTTAATAAAGATCTGCTTTTCATCATGGAAGATGCGTCTAAAGAAGTGACAGACGAAACACCTGTGACAATTCTAAATATCGCTAGTGACGTATGGGTTAAAAATGATCTTGAGATTCCTAAAGAGAAGCTTGATGTTATTACAGTATTCTACAGAGACTCATATCCAAAGCACAAAGAGAAGTTTTTAGCGTATATTGAAGAACAAGAAAAAGCTAAAAAAGAACAAGAAGAAGCAGATAACGCACCTGGAGACGAGTAGTCTTAATACAGTAGACCATTTGGTCTACTGTATCTACTTTTTTATCTTAAATGAATTAAAAATAAAAAAAAGGTTAAGTATGATGAATTTCAAAATTAAAACAATTTACAAGATTTTTCCTGTGTTGGTAGTTTATACAAATAAATTTCTTAAAGAACCGTTCGTCGGTGTTTCATGGGGTCCTATTATTTTTATTAGGCCAGAGATGAGAAATAACGAGATTGTGTTGGAACATGAACTAGTGCACTCAAAACAGTTCTTTAGAACGTTTGGTTTACAAGCATTGTTATATAAAATATCAGATAAGAAGAAACTCTATTACGAACTAGAAGCGTACGCTACGTATATTAAACGCAACCCAAATATTTATGGCATTAAGAACATTACTAATAGATTAAGTAGTAACTACAATTTAAAGTATACATACGCCGAGATATATAAATATGCTTCTGAATATTATAAACCATATTTAAAGAATAGAAAATAGTTTATTTACATATTATATCATTAGTTACATAGTTAAATAAAAAGGAGTAACAATGGTAATGGTTAATAATGTAATGGAATTGGTAGATGCGCTGAAAAACTTAAAAGCGCCTAAAACAGAACAACTTGGAATAACGTTAGCGGAATACGGCACGGAAGTATTCGTAAATGGTTTTCAAGTAGTGCTAAACAATGATGACGACTTCAGTGTCGACGCTGCTAGAAAGCGTCTTAATATCGGAATCATTGACTACAGAAAAGTACGAGAACTTGCAGAGACAAACATCATGCAGGCATTTCTCGTACATGAGTTGGTGCACATCGACCAAATTAATGAAGGTCGATATGAAGACCTCTATAATGACACAGAGGACCTCTATGTGTTGGTAGAGGATAACCATTTGGAAAGAGAAGCAATCGCTGCTGAACTACACTTTCTCGATATGGTAGGAGACAGAGAGTGTATGTACTCTAAAGATGATATAGAAGAACTCTTTAAATCAAAAGCATTTAGAGAGGAATTCTATAAAGAGGAGTCTATTGTTGAAAAGGAGAAGTGATGACATTAAAATCACTACAAAAAGACATTGAGTTCAATATCAAAGAGATTAAACGTGTTCTTTCTGAATACGAGCTATCTCCCACAGATAGAGAAGAGCTCAATAAGAGGTTAAGAACTTTGCGAGATGATCTTGTAATCGTAACACGTTTGCAATTACCAGGCAGTGCAAAACAACAAACACCTCTAGATGTTGTTGGTAAGACGTTAGGTTTAACAAAAGAGAGAATTAGGCAAATACAAAATCAAGCCTTAAGGAAACTCTCTACACCTAACGTAGCAAGAAAACTACGAGAATATTTAGATCTTTATGATAGTAAAGATCTAAATACAGGAGAGTCTCATGCGTAATAAACGAAACATTGTTGAAATACAAAATGATATTCAACAAGAGATCAACCACATCAACACGCTATTAAATCAATATGGCCTTACTAATAACACTAGGGATGAGTTAATGAGTTTACGTCAAAAGCTATACAGAGATTTAAACCATGTTAAAGAGCTACATAGTTCGCTAACAGAGGATCAATACTTGGCACGAAAACTACAAATAACACCACAGAGATTAAGACAGATACTAACGGCTGCACTTAAAAAAATAAAACACCCAGCCATTAACAGGCCGTTGCGTGAGTATATTAAAAAATAGAAAACGTCAAGTTGATATGTTTTAAATGACTTTATAAACTGTATGTATGTAATAGGAGTAAACGAATGAAAAAAGGAATGAAGCTAAGTGACTATCGTCAAAAATTAATAGCAACTATAAATGAAATAGAGGTGTTATTAAGTAAGGAGGATATACTTGTTGCGCAACGCAACGATCTTACCGAGATGCTCTTGCGCACAAAAGCCGATTTAGAGCTTGTAAATGCGCGTACAAGAGTAAATGCGCATGAATACTCTTTTGAGGAAATTGGTAAGAGATTAAATGTCTCCAAACAGCGAGCGAAGCAACTATTCGATCGCGCTTTAGAAAAGTTGCGTAAACACACGATGGATAGCGACATTATCTATAATGACGTTATTCATATGGACGACACAGCAGAATTACATCTAGCTTAATTAAGCTAGATGTAATAGTTTATTTTTTTTTTCATTATTTCTTTGTGTAGTTTTGCTGGACTATAGTAAACTGGTCTATGTTTCATCTTAAATTCGTCAGTCAGATCTAGCATTTTTGCACATATTTCACTACAGATCCATCTATCTTTTCTTTCAATAGGTATATGCAAAAATTGCGCAAAGAAAATGTTTAATAAATCGTATTTCTTGCCTTCCTCATTTTCAAAGAATGACAACATTTTATCTACAGATTCTGCAGAAACTTCAAACTCTAATACTTCCCAATTTTCTTCAGAATAGTTGATCTTCTTTTTTCGTACACCCCCGTCGACATATGAACTAGTATAACTCAATCCTCTGATATTAATTTCTGTATGTGTATACTTTGAGTGTTTTCCAGCAAGAAATAGAAATTGAAATACTGCTATAGAATAATCTAATATATCCCGTTTATAATTTTTATAAAACGCTAATTTAATTGTTTCTTTTTTCATTTTATACCTTCATTGTGATTTCAATAAAACTTAATAAAAAATAACATACATACTTTTAAATGTAATACTAAAAAAGGATCGAAAATGGAAATAAATACTATAGTAGTTTTGTTGGTAGTGTCTGCTATGTTTAACATGTTATATTGGTATTTTACATGCAGAGGCGGTTGTTATATTCCTAAGAATGAATATTATCTTGTTATATTAGCAGTATTAGTACCGCCATTTAATATTGCTATTACATTAATTCTTCTATACGTTTTAATAGAAGATAGTATTGAACGGTTGTTATCAATGAGATAAGCAGGCATGAGTCGTACGACTCATGCTTGTATAATAAAACTTTTTTTATTTATATATTATATATTTAGTCTAGAGGTGATACAACAATGTATTAATTTAAAATAGTTCTAAAATAAAGGAGAACACATGACAAATTTAGCTAGAGAAATTAAAACAGCATTGATGAGTGATAATTTGATTATTGTCACGCATAAGAATTGTTCAGACGGAATGGGATCTGTCTGGGCATTGGCAGAGGTAATAGGCCTTAGTCCTGGTATGTTAGATGATTCTGTTTACTTTGCGCAGTATGGTGCGTTTGAATTAACTGTAGATGCGTTTAGAGATAAGTATGTACTGTTTACAGATTTCTCTCTTAAACGAGACGAAATGGAAGCTATTTATAAAGTAGCTAAAAAAGTAGTCGTTATTGACCACCACATTACTGCACAAAAAGAACTTAATGGACTTGACAATGTGTGGTTCGATGTGAATGAATCTGGAGCTACGTTAACATATAAAGTCTTGAGTGGCGACAAAAACGTTCCTGCGTGTCTTACATACATTAAGGATAGAGACTTGTGGTTACATGACTTACAAGATACGCATGCTTTTACAGAAGGCTTTAAAAAACTTGTTAGACCAAATAACCTATTCGACCTAGATGAATTTGATATTCATGACGTCAAACAATTCATCAATGACGTTACTACCGTTCGTGTGGAGTATAAAGAAGAGCTAGTCGATAAGATTGGGAATATTGATAAAGTCAAAGATGTTAATGTTAACGGTACTGTTATTGGCATGATTAACAATCATGAGTTTATCAGTGAGGTTGGTAATAAGATTGCTAGAGAACACCCGTCTGGTATAAGCGGCCAGTGGTTTATCTCTGAAGATGAGAATGGTGAACCATTCATCGTAATCTCTTTAAGAGGTGTCGGAGATGTTGACGTGAGTGATATTGCTAAAGTCTATAAAGGCGGTGGTCATAAACTTGCTGCAGGATTCTCTATTCCTGTTAAAGGAAATCTAGAGCGTCTTGTTTTAGACTGTATAATTCCTTCACCAGAGGAGGTAAGTAATGGTAACTAGTCTATTAATGTTAATATACATCTTGAGCATTGGTGTTAATGCCTATGCGTTTAGAAACGAGGTTAAAGTAGGATTATCAATACCAGAAAAGGTTACTTATGTTTTATTTGTATTCGTTCCAATCGTAAACACAATTGTAACCGCAATAATCTTTATTAGCAAAGCCATGCAAATGAAGATAGAACAAGACTCTATTAGAGAACAAATAAACAGCGTATGTCAAGATATTGATAAACTAAATAAACGAATAGAACATATCGTTACAGACGATACTTATACAGAGATAGAAAAAGCGAATGCTATAAAAAATATAAAGATAATGTTGCAAGAACTGTATAGCAGGCATAAGAGTTTACAAGAGGAGTTGTTATGAAAGCTAAAATGTGTTTACTAGAAGAAGAGACATCACTTCTTAACACGACACAACTCTCTTATAAATGTATTGAGTTAAATGTTCAGAAACAACAAGATTTCTACGACAGACTCAAGTATCATTCTAGACTTCTGAATAAGGATGGTTCTATAAACCATAAAGAGATAAAAGAGTATAAGAAATACTTAAACACATGAGTAGACCATATGGTCTACTCATAGTCTATTTTATTTTTATTTAAAATAAATCATCGTCTCCACTAACACTTAAGTCTTTAATACTCATATCCTTCCCATTAATATCTGGAGGAATGGGCATCTCATTCTTTGGAAACTTATAACTAAAGAATGCGTACTCTTGATTAATAACAAACCCTCTATGTTTGTCTACTGCTAATGTGAGATATGACTCTCCATCTATTTTTGCAATGTGTCCTAAAATACCCACATCATGTTCTTGGTCTAGTTGACTACTATCTGCAAAGTATCCTTTACCATAAATCTCTTTGACTAAGTCCTCATCTGTTACACCATTTCTTAATAATAGTTTCACACCGCTACTACTCTGATGTGGTGTGATAACATACATATCTCTTGCTCTACCATAGTTTCCTACGCGTCTAAACAAGTCTCTCGTATCACTACCAGTCGCACCATTATTGATACAGCCAATCTTAGGTACTAATGATAAGTAATCCAAACATAATCCAAAGACTTCAAATCCTTTAGACTCGTATTTCTCTACAGTATTAAAGATATCCTTGTATCCCCAACCAGATGGATTCACAACTAATAACTTTACATTCCAACCATTGGCTTCTAATGCGCCTTTAATATAAGCTGCTGCATCATCAGAACTCACGTCCATAATTTTCGTTGTTTTACCTTCTGAACTCATCAAGTATTCAAACATAAACTTCAATACCAATCTAGCGTTATCTTCAAAACTAATGAAAATCATTAATGGTTTCTTATTTTCATCTTTCAGTTTCGGTACGTTATGAATCATTGTCTGCATGAATAGACTTCTAGCCAATCCAGATTTATACTTATGCTGTTGAGATGTAATCGTAATTAACTCTCCTCTACGGATACCGCCATCTAAGACTCTGTTCATTGCTTGGAATCCAGTTTTCAATAGTAAACCACTACTCGCTTCATCTTGTAACTCATGAATGATTTGTGAACTAGATTCTACATCACTCAAGTCAATCTCTGTTACAATGTTAGGGTCTTTCTCTACATTACCCAACTTAATCGTTTCTAACATCGAGAGTGCTTCTAATCTAAACTTCTCAATATCAGTAATCTTGTTTCTTTTATTGTTAATGTCATGTGTGAGTTTATTCAATAACTTCTTAAGTTTATCTTCACCATAGTAACTAGAGAGTAGACTTCTTAATCGAAGTATTCTTTGTTGTTTCTCTTCTAAGGTAGACTCTCTAGTAATATCTGCAATGAGTTCTTCTATTAAGTCTTTGTTTTCTAGAATTAGTAGTAGACTCTGTTTAATAAGATTTGGTTCATATTCTGTTTTGTCAAACATATCTACGAATGTACGCACATACTCTTTAAGGTTCTGTATCATCTCTTTATTAGAACCATTGAGCGCTCTCTTTTCATTATCGAGTAAGTCTAGTATATTTTGTACCAACTCTTTACTATTAGACCCATTCTCTTTTTCGATTGTCTTTTCTAGATATAGTAGTCGAATTGCTATTAATAGTGCGTCTAATGATTTCATTTTTATCCTTTTATAAATACATCAATTATCTCGGTGTCATACAAAGTTATATTTAGAAATAAATTTAACTCACATTTTAACTGAAACAACTATATATTAAAGGATACATATGAAACCATACAATTTAATGGTCGTTCCTCCGCACGTTAAGAGAGCTTTCAAGTCGCAAAACATTGAAATGTCTGAGCTATTGGCTTCTTTAGAGAAAAAAGATTTAGAATCTATTAAAACAATCGCTGATAAAGTATCACATAGAGACATTGCTGATATGTTAGATGCTACTTCACTTATTCTTAGAGAATTTTCACTAGAGAATAAACTAGAAAATATTGGCACGCTTTTCACAGCTATAGATGCAATTGGTTCTATTGTTTCTGGTTCTTCTGCTATTTATATGAATAGTATTTTTATTCCTAAAGATATTCGTCAAGAACTACTAAGTTGCGAAGATGTTGACGCGTTACATAAAAAGACGCCACTTTTCTATCTAGTCATTACAGATGGTACCATTGTAGTATCACTTACTGAACTAGGGGAGCAACTACTTGTTCTTAGACCGAAACACTTTAGAAGAGTACTACTCGCAAATTTTATCAATTTAGAAAGCGAAGTGTATGGTGCTGACTTTAACAAGTATTCACAATTCATTTCCGATTTTATTCAAATTTTACCACTTACTCTCTGATTCAAATCAGTTAGTTTGTTTTTATAAAAACATACTTTAAAAGGACAACAATGAAATCACTAGGACAAATCGTAGGCGAAGTTAAAAAAGGTCTACAGGCTGCAGAAATTGCTGCACCAGAAGCTGTTGCAAAAGCAGCACTAGGACTTGAGGACTCTTCTGTAGACGGAGCATTCGTCGAAGAGGCAACAAATACAGTATCTGAAATTGTGCGTGACGCACTAGACGAGGTACCAGGACTTGAAGACGCACAAATCCAAGCCGCTCAATACGGGGCACTACTTGACCAAGACACCACAGCTGCTATTGGAGCACGTCGTGTTATGCCAGCAGTAGAATCTGGTAAGCAAGTTGTAGTACAAGCAGGTGCGTTTGGTGAGTCTGATGTTTATAGCGACCAACTCGTAGCAATGGAATCTTTCGACGGTCAAGTCGTATCTAGCAACACACCATACTCTTTTGCTGTTAACATGGTTATGGCAAGACAAGATGAATTTACCGAAACTATCTATCCAACTGTAGTACTTAAGCCAGGTGTGTCTGGATGTGCTGTTGCGGCAACTGTAGAGAAAATTGAAGGTCAATACCTTAGAAGTAATGCTTCTGCAGATAGACTTAAGAGAAACTCTGTATCACTTGTTAAAGCACTTATTGATGCTGATTCAATTCTTGCTGGTGAGAAAACAAGACTTGTTCCTGTACTAAACGCTACTAACGCAGAAGTACTCGTAGATACTCTTGCATATGATACTACAGTTACAGGCGAAACTATTAGAACTGCACCAATTAAACCTGATGTTGATGCACCACTTATGGGAATTTCTCAAACAGCTGCGCAACTTAGCCAAGGTGTTAGAGATAACACTGACGCAATGGATGACACAGTAATCCTTGAGAATGTATACTATACACTCACTGATGGTACTGATACTTCTACTCACGTTATCAACGTATCTGGTTATACATCTGCTAGATGGGTACCAACTGCATCTGGACACAGCAAAGACATTGCTCTTAACTTTGTATCTGACAGTCTCGTTATCTCTGTTGATAACACTAAACAAGTTGATGGTTCTGCATCAGCAGTACTTGATAACCTTAATATGCCTGGTCATACCATCGTAGTACGTGGTGTACTCTATGGTTCTGGAAATACAGAAATCGGAGACCTATCTGTTTCTAAAGGTAAATTCGAGTTGCTAGAACTTCGTGATGCTGCTGGAAATGTAGTGCCACAAACTGATGCTAAGTTCACTACTGTTAAAGGTATTATCGATGCAATGGAATTCATCGGATATGAAGTCGATGCATATGCAACAAATAGTAACCTTAGACAGACTGGATATATCCTCTCTGCTGAAACTGTAAACACTATCTACTCTGTTGGATATAGAACTCCAATCTCTGTATTGAAGCCACAAATCCATACTGCAGATGTTGATAATGACGCAAACAAAATCAAGTCTTTCGGAAACCAAGCGAGAGCAATGAGTACTGTTCTTGGAATTAACAAACTTCTTAAGTATGCAGGATTCCTAAGAAACGCTACTGAAAATGGTATTGAATTGGTAACAAATGAACTAGCAGGTGCTGCTAAAGATCTTGTTAATCCATATTACACAAATAAAGAGATTGATCTTGCTACTGTGGTAGACAGTACAAACTCTAAAGATATCACCGCTAACATCAAAGGTGCTATTAGTGCTGTAATCGCACAGACTGTAAATGAAATGATGGACGGTTCAGGATATCTTGACGCATTCGAAAATACCAACATGAATCTTGGTGCTAAACCAACCATTATCATTGCTACTGATAGAAAAATCAAAGCAGCATTGACTGGTGATGGTCAACCACTTGATCTTGGTGGAAATGTAAATGTTAAAGTTGTTGCTACTGGTAGTAAACAATTCATTAACAAAATCATGGTAATGCCAACTACTGGCTCTAAAGCGTTGAACGTACTTAACTTTGGATTCAGAGCATTCGTTCCAACTCCAACTGTTGAAGTAAAACGTTCTATTAATGGAACTTCAATCAACGCACTCTATAACCAACCAGCGTTTGAGTTCGTTAACCTTCTTCCAATCTTGGCGGAATTTGACGTAACAGGTTTCGAAACTGTTACCAAAAAAATCCCACAAAACGTACATACCGTATAATGTGATCTAACTACAGACTAGCATATGCTAGTCTGTAGACTATTTTTATTTCTAATAATGTTTATAGACATATTATATTTATAGCCTAAAATAGTTTAAAAGGAGATAAAATGGGTAAGGTAAATCTTGTAATTGTTAAGGATAGAGGTACAGTTACTAACACAGTCGTAGAAAGCACTCTTAAAGACGCAGAATTGACTATTGTAATACTAATGTCAAAAGAAGGTTCCTTAAGTAGCATAACGAGACACATCGCACGTGTTCGAAATATTTTAGAATCTAATAAATTTATTGGTAATAATATTATCATAACAACAGAAGAAAGCTTAATAAATCTAGAATCTCTTAAAATCACAATGAAAAATTCTTTATTATACTCAAGAAGCATTAGCGGTGCTGCTATGGGTGCATCAGGATCTTTTATAGAGAATAAGGCAGTGTTTTATGATATGTTGGGCGATAAAAAGACGTTCAGTAATTTTGATATTGAGAAATATGATTTTTCTAGTATGCGTGACGCATTAGATTATTTTAAAATATTATACAGAATAATAGGTATGACTTGCGAGAAAGTGATTGGTGACTATATACTACCAATAGATAGAAAGTATTTAGGTATTGCATTTAAGAACTCTTTTAAAATCTATGATGATAGAATCATAAACATAGAAGAAAAGATAGAGATTATAGCATATATTAATACGATACTTAGTGATAACTTTAGTATATTTAATTATGTATTATTTCATGATTCAGAAAGTGAGGTACGTAGCAATAATAACGAATGTTACATAGGTATAAAATCTTATCATAAATATACAGAGTTAATCGTTATGACGTTAATCTATAATGATAAGTTAACAACACACACGCTTTATTTTATAGAATTATTGAATACTTTAACAGTAAGGACTGAAAAGTTATTGGAGTTTGTAAAGAATCACAATACGAATGACCTAAAGACATTAGAACACTTAAGTAACACAGACATCTATTATAAATTATCAAAAGCGTTCCTATTCTTAGAAACGCGAAAAGATGATTCTAATAAATACTTATTTAACTTTGATGCATATCCTAGATCAGAACAGTGTAGTTTAACTTATACAGATATCGCTGATGGTCCATTAGAGATTGAAGAAAAGGACAATGATATATTTCCTTCGTTAAAAATATTAAACAAATTTATACCAGAAACGAATGAGGTATTTAAAGAGTATTCTGTAAATATGACGGAGTGTAATGATGACAAAACAATACTAATGAATATACGTGATTCCAGGTACAGCATTAAGAATGCGAATACAAACTGGCAAATACCTAGAACATATGCAGTTTACGGTTTATATTGTTCATTAGTCAATTGTATTGCTAATTACATATATAGAATTGAAAAATAATATGAGTACATATTATATTCATAGTTATGAGGTGATACAAAGTATCTAAATAGTTTAAAGTTAAAAAGGAAAATAGCATGAAAAAAAAGTTGAATCTATATAAAGGTTTAAAACCAGTAATCATTACTGGAGACGCTGGTATTGGTAAGACATATACTACATATGAATGGGCTAGAGAGAACTACAAAGAGAACAATATCTTTGTTATTAACGGTACAAGTAGTACCGATGAAACATACACGATTGGTATGTGGCTACGTAACGAAGTAGGTGGCATGGAATACGCAGCAGGTCCATTAACGCAAGCATTCCTTCGCGCTAGAGAAGGTGAAGACGTCTGTGTGATTTTTGATGAAATCGGTAGAGTACCAAAGGAACTCAAGGACTATCTGGTTCCAACACTAACGCCAGATAATTTAGGAAAACTTACGTTGACTACAAACAAAGCGGTTAAAGACGACATGGGTAATACCATTACAGAGTCTATCGTTATTGATGCTGACAAACTCACGTTCATTGCGACAATGAATATCGGCAATGATTACTCTGCAGACCTTGGTGATAGAGCATTTGTCGATCGTTTTGTTACAATAAGCTTTAAAGACGATGGAGAGTTTAAAGTAGAGTTGACACCACTACTCAACAGAGTCTTAGAGAAGTATGCAGAAAACATGAATAACAAGACGATGTATCCTATGTCAAATAGAATTATTAATGAACTTGCTCAACTTGAGAAGCGTATCGGTGATGGTGACGTTATTGACTTGGAGGACGAAGATAAGATTAAAGTCTTCGTTGATCTATTAGATGATTATGAACGCCGTCTTGTGCGGTCTGAATTTGGCGATGAGCTGTCTGAAGATGGACGAGAAAACTTTAAACTGTTTAAAGAAGATGTTCTAACAAATGAAGAAAAACTAAACTTGCTATAAAAAGGAGAAAACATGGTAAAGGTAAATATTTGTAAAAATAGAGGCGGTATGGAAATTATTCAATTTATGAGAGACGCTAGAGGCGAGCTCTTTATTGGGTTTCCAGAGGAACTATACGGAGAGAAACGTCTTGCGAAGAAAATTGTTGAAGCAGCAAAAGCATCAAAGTGGTTTAAAGATTTTGACGCGCTTGAGAAACACATCACACATGCTGGTCTTGACTGGAAAGTAAGAGACCGTAAAGAAGATGTACTTGATGATGAAAGAGAAATCGTTCTTGAAGTAGTAGTAAACGATGCAACATACGTCGTCGTAAAAACAAAGCGTAAACATAAATCTAAAGACGTTGATGACTCATGGTTTGTTAATATCTCTTACAGTGTCTCCTTCAGCGATAGTGACGATAGCGACGCACCAACACAGTTTGGTAGCACACAAGCTTACGATACCGCTAATGAATTCCATAGCGGCGTAGGTAGTTACTATTACACTGTAGATACAGTGAGTAAAACTAATCCAAGACTCATTGATGATGCGTTTAATGGAGATCCATCGTCTTATAATGTAATCTCAAAGACCATGTCTAAAGAGATTTCTTATATGTCAAAGTCTCTAGAGAGATTCCTCGACAAAGAGTCTCTTAAAGAGTTGGTAAGTTCAAAGGCAAGTGCAAAACTAAACTACAAAACACTTGCTTCAGACGATGCGAAGAAGTTATGGAAGAAGAAAGCTTCTAAAAGAGATGCTACATCTGTGTGCTTCATCTTCGACTTGAGTGGTTCTATGAGTGGATATCCATTCACTCGTGGTATGGTCATGTTGCACGCTATGAATAATAACCTTCTAAAACGTAAAAAGAAAGGTAGAGCTCTACCAGAGTACTCTGTGTATCTCACAACAGGCGTTGGTTACTACAAACTATCATTGCCTGTAGAACCAAAGCTCTTAGATACAATCAGACCAAACTCTGGTTCTGAAGGTTTCCAAGTAACTATCGATAGAAACATCAACGATATTGCGAAGCATGATATTGTGATCGCATATACAGATGGTATGTTGGTAGATGGCTATCCTAATGAGAAACATATCAAACGACTACAAAAGTCTAACTTATTTGGTATGTACTTCCACGGCACAGAAAGACATGAGGTAACAACTGTACGAGAACAGTTGAACAAACATTTCGGTAGTTCTATTGTATTGCGAGATGAACGAGAGTTCATCGATGCGGTGCTTAGAAAATACCGTTCACGAAGATGACGCTAGGTGGGTTAACCCACCTAGCGTATGTCTTTTTATTTAAAAAGGAGTAAACTATTGGAATGTGTATAGTTAAGGCGGTAGGCGTTGAAGAAACACTTTTGTTTAAAGAGTTTAATTTTGAAGGAAATATAACTTTTATACTTGTAGATGGTATGGAAGTTGGCACAGAGACTATCCATATGTCTCTAGTATCAGAACCTATAAAAAAGTTTTTTAGAAAAGATAACGTAACAGTTACTGGCGATAATATTGTTTTTATAAAAACAGAAGAATTATTGAAGATTTTTGAAGCAGACGGTGTTATTTTTAACAACTCATTTGTCATTATTTTTAGTGGACTAGAACGTATATCTGCTGATATAGAACATACTTATTATGATCTAACGAATACAAAATTATTACAAACACAGAACCACGAAATAGATCTGTTAGATATAATTCTATTACAAAACATATCAAAAAAGATGCTTATAAAAGAAAACGATTTATTTAGAGCAATCTATGAAGCTATAGGTTACAACGATATTTACGAGTTAGGTAATTTTATTGTGCCAAAATTAAAAGATACAGAAATTCGTCATGTTCAAGCAACGCACGTGATTTTACACGGTCTTAGAGATAAAGCAATTTGTAAAACATTTGATTGTATTATGTTAAATAATTATGACGTTAAAATAAACAATAATGTCGATTTGTTAAATATTATTCTTAATATTGATACATTAGAGTTTTCAGAATTGGATTATGAAGAATATCATTGCGTCGAGGCTATTATAACGACAAACGTTATAGAATTTAACATAATAACCACAAAATCATTAATTATTAATAACAAATTTGCAGATATTAATTCAGATATGAGGTTAATTTATAAAACAGGCGTCGCAAAACATGCGATAGACATTTTAGATATTGATGTTAAATATTATATTAAATTAATTAAAGAATTATCTAAAATGGAAATTACTCTGCAAAAACAGACATATAAGTTAGATATAATTATTTTAAAATATCTTTTGATTATTAAAACAGTACTTAAAAAAGAAAAATATAAATATGTAGTCACGTCAACAAAAGTAAGTGATGTTTGTATGTTATTAAAACCTATAAAAACAGTTAATGAATTTAAAATAAAACTTCATAATATAAACATATACCCGTCGTTTAAACTATTGGCAGATGAATTTGCAGAATTTAAAATGTTGTTTAAACGACATCGCGTGAATATGTTTAAAGATAAAGATGATGTAGTTATTAGTGTAAATGGCGTGACAAATCTTGATGTAAAATACCAAAGCATTAGATTTAGAACATATCAAGACTTATTGAACGATATTAATGGCACATTTATAAATTTATTAAAGGAAGAGTAATGTGTAAATTTATTGTAAAGATTGTAACAAAGACATACTCGATAAATACGCATAAGTACTCTAAATTTATTTAGATACATATTATTAATTTGACTCTTCGGAGTCAAAGAGATATATTGGCCAATATATTGCTACATAGTAGCTCAATTTTTAAAGGAGATCAAAATGCAGTATAAAGCATTTAATCAACAACAACAGTCAGTGCAACACAATACAGGATTAGTCGCACCTCAACAGCAACAATATCCTCAACAACCATATGATCAACAACAGTTTGCAGGTCAAGCTATGGATCAACCATACCAACAACCTCAAACATATGCTCAACCATATGGTCAACAGCAACGGCAATCTATCTATGTGTCTGGTAGATACGCTGACGTACAAACACAGCCGACACAACAAACATACCAACAACAAACATATCAACAGTCTACGCAAACATACGTAGAACAAACACCAACCTATGAAGAACCAACCGAACAATGTGTTAATAACACAATGGTAAAATATATGGATGGAGTCATCACAGACGATGCGCTTTTTCCAAAAAGTGACGGTCCGTACGTGCAAATGGAGAAAGGTGGTTTCCAAGACTACATCAACTATTTTATAGTAAAAGATAAGCTTTACCAAGATTCACATGCACAATGTAATAGAGTCAATGTGTTTACTACCCTCTATACGACACAGAAACTAGCCATAAACAGTTTTAAAGCGTTAGTGAATGGTCTAGGTAGTGTTATAGACGAATCTGCCTTAGATTCTGATTTACCAGATGAGTTCCGTAAACTCTTTACAGACTTGTTCAATTCTGTTTTTGCTATTGAAATTGACGACTTTAAAGAAGATTATGTAGCTGCACATGAATACATCAAGTCTGCAAAAGACACCTATTCAGAATCACTTGCTCGTTTTAAAGAGATTATGAAGATACTGTTTGACTCTATCGAAGAAGAAGAGGTAAAAGAAGGTCGCATCATTCTCTATGCGTACACCTTTGACCTACCTACAATTTTCATGTATGGTACACGACCAGAAGTATATGTCGAATTAGAGAATGTCTCTAGTGAAGAGACGGACATTATTAAAGATTCTCTAACACACCGTATTCGTCGCCATCTAAAGTATTATGGTGGACTGCAAATACTTATTGTAGACGGTGAGGTTTTTAGAACAAAACACGGTGTGGTATATAGAGCAAAAGGAGTGCTATAATGAGAGTCTTAAGAGAACTAAGATATGGATGCGAGAGTTTAAACAATACTCTCATGGCTGCTGTGGTAAATACGCTAAATGAAGATACAAGCATGGAAACACTCTCGTATGGTAGTGTCGTGACACCTATACTCGTCAATATGAATCCTGAAGAGTTTAAACAAAAACTAAAAAGTTTTATTGCAACTGGTAAGTATGACGCAGCACTCAATGTGGTTGATGAACATCTAACACGTGTTTTCAATAACATTAGTAGAAGTGTAAAGGTAGATAGTATTCTTAACGACTATACAGATCTTATTGCGCTAACAAAACAAAAGCGTTCTGTCGATGATGATTTTAAACGATTTATCAAAACAATAGAGTTTGGAGTCAGTTATTTCGACAATACAGATATCGCAGATGTTGAACCAGTACGTGGTAAAGATATGGGTATATACTGGTTTGTAGAGCCTGTCACAATCGTAGTCTCTAAAGACAGCGAGTTAGATAAAGATTTGCGGTATGTGCAAAAACAAAACGGCATGATAGAAGCGCATGAAACACAAAATATCGCTAGTATTCTATCAAAACATGCAAAGGACATTATTGGAAGCACATTACACTTAGTTACACTTGACAAGAACTATGGAATTAGAAACATAGGCCATGTAAAGAACGATACAGTTGTGTGTATATAATGAAGTAAATTCTAAAGGATAAATATGACAGTAGTACTGGAAGACGTTCAAGCTGATTTAGAAGAAAATCTAAAAGCGCTTGAGGAGAACATCGAGATGGTTGGTGCTATAAAAACCGTCATCGACGATGAGTCTGAACAAAAAGCGGTAGACGTACTTATTGCAGAAGCAAAAGCAACGCATGAGGTCCTTAAAGACATCTTTAACGGTCTAACAGAAAATACAGTTGGACTAGAAGGCGATGACTTGAGTGACGCAATCATAGGTATCGAGGAAGACTTTATCAAGACTTACTCGCCAATAGCTACGAAAATTAGTCAAGTTATCATGAAACACGCTAGTAAATTCCTTCCGGATTCTGGTATGGAAGAACTAGTAGAACTTACTAAAGAAATAGAAAATATGCTAAAATAGCTGTAGTGTACCATACGGTACACTACGCTGCTTTTTTTATTTTTTAATATACCTATAGTGTGAATAAAACTTATAAAAGGATAGACATGCGAGTTAGGTTTCAAATTGTTAAAGATGAATTTATTGTTAAGAATTGTAATGGTGTGGATGTATTTATACCAAAAGAACATAAAGAAGAACGTTATAAAGTAAATGAATTACATGACTTCTATAAATATGTAAACAGCAATGTAGGTCTATGTGATGATTACACATTTAAACCATTGCTATTTGACGAAGATAACATGTTAGATAAGTTACATATCTTATTACTAAATGTAGTTTTGAATCAGAAAGATTCTGGTGTCTTTTTTGAATATGATACATTTAAACATTGTAGCTTAAAAGAGAAAGTATCAAAAGATACATTTACAGTTACAGCAAGAGATTATGCGTTAATGCTCACAATCGATAATAAAGCAGTTACATTTAACTTAAAAACAGAAGGTAAAGATGTAGAGATTAAATCTGAACATGTCTCTAAAGTGAATATGTTAGTGAAATATCAGCATGTAATAGGTAACAAATCAAAAACAGCATTCTTAGCACAAGCAATACGTTTCTGTAAAGCAGTAGCGATTGATTTAGATTTTATGAAAAAGTAATACATAGTGTACCATATGGTACACTATGCGTTAAATTATTTTTTTAATCGATAGATATTGCTCTTCTGTATTTTCTCGATTGATAAATAATAGAGACTTATCGTGTGTGTTTATGATAACTGTTTTATCATATTGATACGGAACTTGTATAATTGTAGATACGATAGTATTTGTTTCATCAACAATAAAAACTTCTATTCCATCAGTGCGTTCTCTTGTTACGACATATCGATCTGGAACCAATGACATAAAGTATCTATAGTTAGGTGTTGTCTCTAGACGGACATTGTTATCAATATAGGTGTACTCATCAGAGTCATCTTTCGTAAGTCTACAGCCATCATTTTTAAATATTACAAATGAATTGCTTTTTAGTTCTGCTAATTGACCTACAGTGTTTGCTAATACTCCGCTAACAGTACCTCCAGATACTTGTTTGTTTGCAATACTAAGTGTGCCATCAATACGCTGCGTCGTATAACGAATCATGATAGCAGAACCATCAAAGTACGGAAACACAACTGTGTCATTTCTTACTTGCGATGGAGTAGACATATTTTCATTTATAAGATCGCTAGCATTGATTTGTATCGTCTCTTCTAGATTATTGTTAAAGCCAACAGTTACTAGTCTATCAGCGTACCAAAAATAAACAATAACACCATTAATAGTTTTATAAATATTAACGTCTGTATAGCTTAAATCAACATCACTAGAAAATGCTACTTCTTTTAGCACAGTAACAGAGTATGTGTTTGTATAGATTAATTTTAATTTAGAATCTGTTCTATCGAACACAAGGTATCTATTAATATCAAATTCAACACCTTTAGATTTACCAATATCTAAATCACTCACAATGGTTTGTGCGTTATCTACAAGCGTTCCTTCAATATTGATCGCATATTTGTTCTTATCATAAATAGCTTTCATATCATCTGCAAGATAATTAGAGAGACTGCAACCTAATCTGTTTACCTCTGATGCGAGTTTTTCTTTTTCTGCTTCACACATCAAGAAACGTGCTCTGAAAGATGGATTATTCTTACGTAATGCTTCTCTTTCAAGTTCTAGACTCTCTCTTGTATTTTTATTAAGACGGACGATAGCAGATGTTTCAACTTCTTTAATTTCTGGTACAATACCTAACGTGTCCTTGACATAGGCAGCAATATCGTCTTTTAACGATTCCAAATCTATGTCTGCTTTTAGCAATCCTAAACTAATACCAATCGCTTTCTCTTGGTACTGTATGCCAGTCACGTCTGGTGCTTTAATAAACGCATCTTCTGGGATATATGCGTATTGTCCAGCAGAGTTTACAAGTACTACAATATTAATCTCATTGTTAATATCGTCTTTCATATCCTCTTCAGTTCTACCTAAGTCTAAGTATACAACTTGCAATGGGTTTTCACCAGCGTCTACCATCTCTTGTAGACCTCTAATAGATTCTACTGTATACTCTTCAATATCTGATACGATACTATCATATGGAGTCGCTAATGTAAATACACCTGTATCTCCAATATTTGGTCTAATATAACTCATACGTATCCTTTTCTATAAATGGTTTCAATCTAAAGTCAACCTATTTATTTTTATATGGCTATACTTTAGTGAATAATCTATAAAGGGATAAGCAATGTCACAATCATTAGTAGTATATATCGACATCAAGATGAAAGAAGACCAAACATTTATCATTGGCGGACATGGATATCTTTTCGAAAAAGATAGCATTGGTAAAAAGAGTGCAAAGAAACCGACAAATACCACAGTATCTAATGTTGGTTATATTAATAAGATAGATGTTAAAAAAATTAAACATAAAGAGGTAGTGCCTAGTTTCTTTTTTGATTTCTATAAAACATATAACTGCGGTAAAGATGAGTTATTTGTTAGAATTCTTACATCAATTAGTAGATACATTAAACGTTTTAAATTCGACAAAGTGCATCTATTAGCAATGGATGGTAAAATGTTTAAACTCTTAAAAGATGATTCCAAAGAGTTACGTTTATCTTTTGATGTCTCTGATAATCAGTATAAGAAATTAATATCTATGGAAGAACGAAAACAAATCTCATTTAGACGTGTATATAGTTACGACATCAATGCTGGATTACAGAGAGCCAATATCGGAACAATTGTTGGTCTAAAGACAGGACGCACATTATTCTATAAACGATCTGATGTAAAATATTATTGGACGCCTGCAAAGACAAAAGATACCATGTTAGATTTCAGATATCTTATTTTCAATACGACAGATACAGATGCTACTGTTGCTTGCCTTGCAAACTATAAAAAAGATGATCCAATTGGATTGCGTACATCATACGCTGCGTTTGTCTCTATTAAGTTTAGCTATCCATTAGAAGAAATAGAAACACTCAAGAGACAATTCAGAAAAGCACTCGGTGATAAAAATGTTGTCTCTGTTATTAATTTAGATAATATGTACAATAAAGAAGTCGTGTCTATTTATGGAGTCTATGGTGAAGATATCTATACGATTGAAACCAAACACGATAGAGTAGAACTCTCTTCTATTTTAGGAGAACTCATTGCTTATGAAGTAAAACCTGTAGGACTAGCTATCTATGCGACACAACATTGTGCAGATTTACAAACACTACTAAAACAAAATAAGCAAGACACACAAAAAGCATACTATCTTGATTTAACAGAACACTTTTATCAAACAGGTACGAAAACAGTTATCAATCCAGATCTCGCTGATAAACAAAAGATTAAGATTTCTGTTAAGAAAGAAGATGTTGTAAAACAACCACTAAAAGGTGAGTTCAAGTTTAACATCTTTGTAGGAACAGACACACCATCTAGAAACTTTCTAAAGAGATTAGAAACAAAAAACCCTAAAGTCTTTTTACGCATAGAGATTAAATCAGGTGTATTACTAGAGACTGCTGTTATTGTAGAGACAGATAATGCAACTATGATTTACTGTAATCTGAATGCGAATAAGATACCACTAAAAGTCAAATAGAGTATAGAGTACCATACGGTACTCTATACTATGCTGTTTCGTAAATCTCTTTTACTTTTAGTGCCAAGTTCATAATCGTTGAATAGGTATACCACAGATTAGAAAGATTTGTCAAGAAGTTTGCTGTTGTATCTAGAGACTTTACAAGATTGTTCAATGCGTCTTTAGATGCTTTTACTTCCCCACTCTCTAGTAGTTTCAACAATATATCGCTTTTCTTTTTGATCTTTTCTACTTGTTTGTTTAACTTCAGTAGGTCTTTATCGTTAATGCTATTATCGATCTTCACCAACATTGTTAACGTATCTTTTAAATCACTATTACTCTTAAATAGTTTAGAAAGTTTCACAGTCTCTGATTTATCTTTAGGATCAAACATAGCCTGTAACTCTTTTTTAAATGGTTTATTAAACTCATCATCTAGGAGCGTGATTTCTTTGTCTTGTTTAAACGATGTTCTTGTTTGTTCGTCACCAATAAAATTAGAGATTACTGTATCAATATGGTCAAGTGCTTTAAATGCTTTCTTGTCTACAACAACAGAATAGTTTTCTACAAGTTTTGTAAGTGTCTTCAAATCAGTTTGTAAACCAACGAAATTTGGTACCAATACATCCGCTACATCCATATATGGAACAGTGTCAATAATCTTATTTGATTTATGTAAGAATTTTTTAATCTCTTTTGGTTCAGAAAGTGTTCCTACACTATAGAGTAGGTCTACTAAAACTGAACGTTTCCTGCTAATCAATTTAGAAGTATTCTGTACTGTATTCAAAATACCGCTAGTAATTGTATCAAATATACCTTCTTCCATTGCAATTACATACGCAGTAGAATTAATATTCTTCTCTTCTAATGCTGCTAATAGATCATAATTCATCTCAAGCCTTTATATAGTTTAATTCAACTTAATATAAATTCTAAAGTAGAGTATATATTGAGATTAACCTAAAGGATTAACATGGCACGAATGCATTTAAAGCGTGAAACTGTAGAGAACATTTTGATTAATATTGGTATTTTTGATATACCTACAGGTATTTATATCACAGGCAAGAGAAAAGAAAACATTATTAACGGTGGGTTAGATTCTATCGTTGGCGTTATTGGGCCAGGAAATAGCTATAAATCTACAATCATACACTATATGATGATTACAGCTGCAGATCGCGTCAAAACTGATAAAGATCCGTATTTGCACACATACGATACAGAGATGAATGTAAAGTTTGCTAGACTGAAAGCACTCGCAAGACACGCAAAGTATCTATCTCCTACTTTACTAGAGGGAGAAGAGCCAAGTTGGGACGTTATCACGAAAGCAGACTTTCCTGCTGACAAATGGGTCGTAGCTTACAGAGACTTGATTAAAGAGAAAGAAAAAGAGAAACCTGTAAAGTATACCGCATTTACAGATCAGTTTAGCGGCAATACCTATGAGAACAAATATCCGTCATTTGTAGAAATAGACTCTTTTACAGAGTTTGAATCAGAAACAAGTATGAGTATGTTAGCAAAGTCTACAAAAGATGATAACGATACCGCTACTTATTACTTAAGAAGTGGATTGTTTAAATCTAAGTTTATGGGAGAACAGCCAAGATTAACAAGACTCGGTAATGTGAATCTATTGATTACAGCACACATTGGAAAAGATAATGAGATTGGTGGTAACAAATACAGTAGACCAGAGAAAGATTTGCAGTATATGAAATCTGAAATGAAGGTAAAAGGATCTACTGGTAAATTTAATTATCTACTACTTACTGCTTGGTATGCGCATACTGCTTCTGTATTGAAAAACCAAGCGACTAAACTACCAGAGTACCCAAGAGGTAAAGAGTTAGACTTACAAGAGACAGATTTGAATACTGTAAAACTAACACTACTTCGGTCTAAGTCTGGTGCTAGCGGTATTACAATTGAATTGGTAGTCTCTCAATCAGACGGTATTCTTATGCCGCTTACATATTTCCACTTCATTAAGAGTAACAAACGGTATGGTCTTATTGGTAACGATAGAAACTATGCGACAGTATTCTTACCAGATGTATCGCTCTCTAGAACAACAGTTAGAGATAAGTTAGATACGAATGAACAACTCGTTCGTTCTGTAGAGATTCTTGCGCAAATGTTACAAATGGAAAAATATATGCCACAATACAAAGCAATAGGTCTGTGGTGTACACCAGAAGAACTCTATGAAGATATTCAAAAAGCTGGTTATGAATGGAAGACACTATTAAATACACGAGGATGGTGGACTATTGACCAGTACCGTAAAGATTACCTGCCGTTCTTATCAGTCTTAGATCTTTTTAAGATGCGAAAAGGCGAATACCATCCATATTGGTTAGAAGATGATAAGAAGACTGTGAAGAAGGAGTGGAGACATCACTTCGAAGAGAAATCCGTTTAAAATGATGAAACACGATTAAAGGACAATTATGGATTATAAAACACGTAAAGCAAAGCTCGCCATCGATGGCGGGTCTAAAGATATTAGTAATGACATTAGCATCACCATCGAATTAAAAGGTGTTGTTCCAGTACTCCATCTATCACAATCAGAGGGTGTTGGTAGCAACACAACTTCTGGCGAGACAACAGCAAAAGATGTGGTATACAACTTAGCGGTAGAATCTAAATTCACAGCAAAAAAAGATCCATCAGAGGTTAAGAACTACCTTGTAGACCCAGAAGATACAGATCGTTTTATTTATATTGGTCATGCGGAATTCACGCTGCGTAAAACGATCGAATACTACTACTACGATGCTAAATTTAAAGATATTATTGCTATTCCTGATGTGTCTCAAATGTTTGACCAAAACACTATTGGCGATTCTTTGAAAACAAGAGAGTTCATCGTCGCTGGTAAAATGATCCATTCGAATCTTTTCTTGAAATTCGATGAAGGCGAAACTGGTTTTATGACACTTGATAAGAGACCGTCTGCATTTCCAACACCACAGGATATCGAAGGCCTTAAAACACACGTAATGGTGTTGCCAAATACGTTTGATGAATACGCAGTTAATAACTCTGGTATCCTATTTAACGATAGGTATATCGAAGGGCACTTTGGTAAATTGGTAGAACTCGTTAGTTTTGGATCTACAAGAGGTTTGTTTGGCGACGATATGAAACAGGCAGCGCATCTGTTACATCGTAATGATAGAAAAAACTATAGATTAACGTATATCGGCAGTATTCAACTTGATGATATCCTAGTTCCATATTTATAATAGGAGTAGTTTATGACTCCAAAAAGAAAGAAAGCGGAAGAGACAATTTTAAAGTACATTAAGAAGATTGGCGGAAACGCCAATCATAAATTATATGTTGATCTTTTTAAAGACATGAACGACAAAGAGTTTCATGCGTTTATGGAGGCATTGAGATCTAAAAAGAAAACATTATCTATCATTGTACCAAATGGCACAGAATTACCACTAGATACGAAAAAGAACTTAGATATTTCAAGAGAGTTAGGGTACGAACCATTTCAGAGAGTCGTAACCTATATTCCAGGAACAAACAAGAAAACACTCTCGTCTGTAAAGTCACTTATTTTTTACATGCCTTTCAAGCGATTGGCACAGCATATGGTAAAGAAGATATCATTACCAGAACATACACGTTCTAGAAATCATTTAACAGATCAGGTATCAGGTGCATCTAGAGCAACGAAAATTACTGGTAAAGAGTTATCTATCTTCTTAGGTAAAAATTATAAAGCAGCAATGGATGAACTAATGATTGCCAGAACTGGTGATTTAGGCGCTACTACAGCTATGAACGCCTTCATTGCAAAATATGGAGACGTATCTATTAAAGATATTGAAAAGTACGCTACTAACAGCAGAGCAACAAAAACACTTAGAAGTTACTTTAAAGCAATGCACTTAGATGTGAACATTTAACCTATCAGTACCCATATGGGTACTGATAGTTCGTTTAACTTCCTGAAAGTGGATATGGGAGTGAGTGTGGTAGATAATTTGTATTTGTCGCCTCTGTCATACGACTCATTGTTTCTACTTTCAATTCACGAATGTCTCCAGAAATAATCTCCATAGATAACTCTGGTGGAATGGTGTTATTTAGTTGTGCATTCGCAATTGTATTTTGACTCACGATAATCTGGTCAATATGATTATTGACCTCAAGTTCTAGATTATGGTCTACCATATTTAAACAATAGAATGCACCATCTTTAATTGTCATAATGTTTGCGTCAGAAAGAATACCCACGTCTTCAACAGCTGCGCTTACAGTAGCGAATGCATTATCTGTCAATATTTGTGTGGTATATGATGTTAATCTGTCTACAAGATTCTTAAACTTTGTGAGTATATCTTCAATCTCTGTAAATTTATCTACATTAATTCCAGTAAATGTCTTAATGAGTTCTACAATAGAAACACGATAATCATAATCAGCATTATAATTGAAATAGATATTGCTTGTAATCTCGTTTATTGTTTGTGGTGTGTCTGAAATAGAAATAGTCACAGGTTTTCGTATTCTTTCATAAATGAGAGAGACATCGGAACGCTTAATCGGATTATCGTCATCATTTGCATATACCCATAATGTATTATAAAAATCAATAATCGATTCTATATGTTCTTTGCTATTGTTGCCTGTATACGGTTCAATCTTATTCACTATGCGTGTAATGTCTTCTTTCACGTCAGCATTAGCTATAATAAGGTTATCCATACTAAAATTGTAGTCTGGCACATTAGATAACGTAATTTTATCTACAGGCACATTATCTCTATTTGCTAATACCATTAAGTGTTTAATAACGAGCAATGCTGCATCAGTTTCATTTAGATAGTAATTTATTTGTGTATTACTATCCTTAAATGTTTTAAACGCATTATGACTAAATTTGAGTGCGATATATAACCAATTCTCAATAGTTATCTCTGGCATGTTTGCTGGAAAGACATTGAACGCATTTGCATACTCTAGTGTGATTACCTTTGTACGTTCTAACGTATTTGTTGGGTTAGAAACAGCATTATTAAGATAGTCTCTATAACGTTCATCTTGTAAGATTAAATCTTGTGTCCCATACGTTTCTTCATTTACTTCTTTATAGAGCAATGTATCATTTGCAATATTGGAAATAATGTTATTGACATCGCCATTTACAGCATAGAATAGATTTTCTGTTTTCTTTGTGTATGATGGTTTTGTAAGATCTGTCTTGTTGAAATTATATGGTAAGCTATTTTTTACAAGCACTTCTTTCGTTAAAATGCTAGATTTATTAAGAATCTCTTTCACGATTAGATCTAGTGTACTATCTTTACCAATATGTTTGATTATATAACGAATATTTTTATAAAGCCATAACCTTACATCATCTTCTAATACATCTGTAACGTCATGAATCGCTAAGTTAGACTTAAAGTGCTCTATAATGATTGTAGAGTGTGCCTCTTCTGTACCATGTTTAGAGAGTCTATGATTTATAATCTTTAATGTTGCTATTGACGTAATGCTCGCAATAAGGGCAGGTATATAGAATTCATCTGTTAATGTATACTCTGCTACATGCCATCTAGCGATATGATTTTTTAAATGTTCTTCTACAGATCGAATAAGACTGTATTCTTGATCTTCTACATATCTACTATTGTATTGTAGTATCTCACCATCCACACCTTCAATAATTTGTTCTTCCGTAACTGGAAAGACAACACCTTTAATATATGTCTCATAGTCTGGATACTTGTCGATGAGTTCGTCATACTCTTTATCCATCTCTTTTAGAATTGCATGTGTTGTAATATATTCTGCCAATAACTCTTTTGTTAACTTTCTTGTTTCACCTATTTCGAGTACGAAGATGTCAATACCATCTGGTAATGTTATCGTATCTAACTCATGAAATTCACCCATCATATTCTTATAGTGTTTCCAAGTGAGTATATTCTCACTCTCAAATTGGTAGGTAGTACCGAACTTCTTTTGCAACTCTATATTTACTGATACCGCTTCTGCGTGTAAATATATCACAAATGATTTTGCTAACTTAATTGTGTCTAGCATAAATTGTTCTGAAAAAAACATTTTAATCCTTTTAAAATAAAATAGAAAAGTGAGGCTCACATGGCTAAAGATAGAGTTAAAAAATACCCATTCTTTTCAGATAAACTCGTTTCACAAGAAACAAAATCTGATAGTAAACCTAAGAAAGACATTGTTGTAGATGAAGTAAACCTTAATGAGATTAGTAACAATACTATTACATCGTTAACAAATAATGAATCGGTATTAGAGTTGTTCCCAGATATAAACTTAGCTATGGACATTGTAGTCTCTAGTATCATCTCACCAAAAGACTTGATGACAACAAATTTAAATTATCGACTAACCGATAGCGAATTGTCTATTAATACGAGCCAGTTGTTATTGACAGAAATAGAAGAACACATCAATAAGAACTATGGTTTAGAGAGTAAATTAGAAACCATTGTAAAAGAGGCACTCTTTACAAAAGGCGCGTATATAGAAGCATTGATTCCTAATAACGCATTAACAGAAATCATTAAACGTTCTACAGAAGAGAAAAATAAAGTTGGTGTAGAAGAGTTTGTAGATACATACGTAGAGAAAAACTTTATGCTCCCAAGGCATTCTGATATTAAAACCGAAGAGAATAGTAGGTTTAAAACAGAAGCAGGTCTATTAGAAGAGAAGATAGAAGTGAATGAGTTAATTGAATTTACAGATAGATTAGAAGTGTTAGCTGTTCCGACAGCGATGCGTAAAATAAATGAAAAATCTATCCATAAAAAAATGTCTATTGGTCTAGAGGCATATGACGATAATGTAGATATGAATATTGAATTAGCATTTAGGAAATTAAAAGAGACGAAAGGTACGCCAATCCTAGGTGTTACTACTGCTGAAGAGACGAACTTAAGAGCAGATGAAATTCCATTGGTCATGAAGCTACCTGTAGAGTCTGTGATTCCAGTACATGCTATTGGAGACCCATCTGAACACTTAGGGTATTTTGTACTCATTGATGCGAGTGGTTCCCCTATTGTAGCAGGAGATAATTGGTTTAGTGGTAGTGATAATGACTTGATAGATGTTTATAAAGCATCACTCATTGACAAAGCAAATAATGAATTGAATAAAAGAGTCAACCGAGCAACAATTCTTAAGAATTTAGATGTAATGTATGATAACATTATCGATAAAAGATTGAGAGACGTATTACGAAAGAGTGATGAGTTAAAAGATATTGCTGATGTAACGATGGTGCGACATGTCTACAGAACGATGTTGTCTAGAGTATTGAAGCACGAGAAGACACGTATGTTATTCTTACCAAGAGAGATTGTGCAGTTCTATGCATTCGATTATAGAAACAATGGTACTGGTGCATCACTACTAGAGAAAGTGTCTATTCTATCTAGTATTAGAGCAATTCTTATGTTTGGTAACATTATGAGTACGATTAAGAATAGTATTCCGACGACTAAACTCACGGTCGAACTAGATGAGAAAGATCCAGACCCTGCAAGAACGAAAGAGCGGATTATTGCAGAGACGCTCAAGAACAGACAGTTAGAGATGCCTATCGGTATTTTGAATGTACATGACTTAACGCAATGGGTACATAAGTTAGGATATATGTATGAATTCAATCATCCGAATCTACCGAACATTAAGATTGATTTAGAAGATGTTTCTCGAAGTATTACGCAACCAGAAGAGTCTCTTGAAGAAGATATGAGAAATAGAATTCTTATGACATTAGGAGTCACACCTGAACTCGTAGATTCTGGTAAAGACGTAGAGTTTGCTGCTACTATTATTACGAATAATGCATTACTAGCGAGACGAATTCAAAAGAGACAGATGACTTTACAAACGCATTTAACAAATCATGTACGTATGATTATTAAAAATGACGGTATGTTATTCAGAAATATAGAGTCTATCGTTAAGAATGACTTAGATAAGATTCGTAAGAGATTAGAAGATGCGAACCCAGACTATACATTCACAGATGAATCTATTGTATACTATATCATTAACGATATCGTAAAGCATATTGAAATTGCATTGCCTGGTATTGAAACAAATACAGATGAAGGTCTAGCACAAGCATTTGAAAACTATAGAGATAATCTAGAGACTGCTATTGAATCCGTACTTGGCGAAGATGCTATCACACCTGAACTCGCAAGTGACTTAGGTGATAGAATTGATGAGTATCGTAAAGTAGTATACCATACATTATTGAGAAAGTGGATGCGCGATAATGGATATATGACAGAGTTGAACACTATGATTATGAACTCTTCTGAAGATGAGAGTAAATATGAGTTTGTCGTACTTGATGAATACATTGACTATCTTGATAAGCTAGCAAAAGGTTTGAAACCTGCATTGCGTAAAGATAAGAAGATTAAGAAAGTCTTGACAAAAGTTTTTACTAAGTTTGATGAAGATGGTGGCGATGACGAAGATGAAGGTGGTTATAACGATAACCAACAAACTGAAGAGACACCTCAAACAGATGAAGGTGATACAGGAGATGAGACTAAAACAGACGATAACGAAAATGATGAAGAGACAGGTGGTAATGTAGACGATTGGTAACAAGCGAATTGAAAAATAATTCATTTGCATATTATTATTATGAGGCGTCTAGAGTTTTTCATAAGTCTTCCTTTTGCTTATGAGTATGCCACATAAATTAGTGAGTAGTTAGACATGTCTGCTCACATCCTTGGTTCCCATTGTTTAGACGACTATGGAAAACTATTTATTCAACCGACACAAAGTGTCATAAAGGTATCACCTCCACTTTACCTTTTTGTTATATTTTCTCTAGGCGCCTCAACTCCTTTTTAAAACTATTTAGAAGTCACACAGTAGCAAACGCTACTGTGTGGTTCTATGTTATTTTTATTTTTGTATTATAACCAGTAATCTCTGCCATGAATAAATTATCATCACTAAGAATAATCAAGTCTGCATTTTGATACAAACTAAAACTCTCTTGTGCATGGCTCACCATGAAAATTTGTGAATAATCATAACTCAACTCTTTTGCAATTGTATATGCTGTCTCTCTATGTACAGGATCAAACTTACTTCCATATTCATCCAGATACAATGGGTAATCATTGATATCCATTAAATGCATTACTACCATTCTAAATGCTAAATTAATGACTTCACCCATTCCACTAGAGACCATTCCAATATCACCAATCGTATTGACATCTTCTACGTTGACTCTAAACTTATAATCTAATTCATTCTTTTCACTAATCTCTGGAGGTAAGAGTTCCATCTTATAACTCCATATCTGATTAATGATATGGTTTATATTATTTACAAACACACCAAGGAATGATAGAATAGATTTCGCAATCAAACCTTTCGTAGGAGATAAGGCATCTATGCCTACTTCTAAGACTCTCTTCTTGGTAGTATACTCATTTAGTTCTTTAGAGAGTTCTTTCAAATTCTCATTTGCATTGTTTGCTTTATGAATTTTCTCTTCTAGTTCATAGAGTAATGCTTTCGCAGTCCGTATGACGTTCATATAGTATACGTTATCGTTATCTTTCTGTTTCTCTTTATACTCTTGTTTTAGTATTGTTAAGAGTTGTTTCACTTCATTCTTGAGTGTTTCAATTCTGTCTAACTGATAGAGTGCTTCTTTCATCTCTTTGATATCGTAATTTAATGTCTTCTGATTTGCGTACAGTCTTGCTAATTTATCGTGTAATAGTTCACTATTCACATTATTCATATTTTGTAGTTGTGACATTAATCGTTTATGATACTCAATCTTATCTGCTAATGTTTTTATTTCATTTACTATCTTATTATAGTCTACAAATACCTCTAACTGTTTTACTTCTGCTTCGATTGTTGTGATTAATAGAGACGCATCAGTCGGAAGTGTTAAATTATGTTTTTCAAGAATTGCCTCATAAAACGTTTTTACTATGTTAGACATACCAATATATCCATTTAAATCGTTTAATAGTTTTTGGGCTGTTTCTATCTCTTCTAGAGCATGTTTTGTTTCTGTTAATATCTTTTCATTCTGGTTTTGTTTAGAAATCAGAGATTCTACTTCATTTTGCACTTCTCTATATTGCATTTCATCGAATCCATCTCTCCATCGATTACCACACTTATTACACTCTATTTCAGGTTTATTCTTATTTGCTGTTAATGTATGTAAGACTTTAGACTTTCTCTCTAACAGAGTTTGTATCTGTGTTTTATATCGTTCACACTTATCAAGTCTATCTTTAAACATTCTAATGTGCTCTACTTCTAAATTAACAGCACTAAATTCAGAGAGTCTATTTAAGTATCCTACAATAGTGAAATGGTTATCTTTAAAGAATCGATAAACGGTTTCTGCATTTTCTATAGGAAAGCTATACGTAAAACTACTTTCTAGTTTTGTTTTCTCTTCAGAGAGTTTTGTATATTCTTTTACTAATTCATCTACAGATGACTCTTCAAGTTTCTTAGCATCTTCTATCTGTTTGAGTATATGTTTAATTTCAGTATTAATTAACTCTAATTGATGCTCTTTCTCTTTTAAGAGTTCTAGCGACGTTTTCTTCTTCACAAATGAGAGCGCATGTTCTAGCTGTCTACTCTTTAACTTCAGTTGTTCTTTAGCATTAGAGTTAGTTGTGAGAGAACCACTCTCTTTCATAGCGATAAGTGATTCTATAGTCTCTTTCAAAAGAGAATGCTCTTCTTTCCAATAATTGAGTTGTTCTTCTGATACGATAGATGTTTCTAACGCAGATATCTTTGTATTCAATAGTTTAATGCCACCAATGATATCTCTACGCTCTATTTTGAGTTTATTAAAGATATTGATTGGATAGTCGTAATCTACTGTAGAAAGCGACGATAGCCAACGTTTTCTATCACCGACTGTCATAGATGTAAAACTCTTTCTACCGATGAGTATCTCGTGGAGTTCTGGCGTGAGTTTAAAGTGTTGTTGACAGAGAGTGAGCTGCACGCGTTTCGTATTACCGTCATTGAGTTCAATACCGTCTACAATGAACTGATGCTTACCAGCACCAAGTTTACCACTGATGAGTGTGTATTGACTATTATTGTGTTCGATATAGATCTCTTTATAACCGCCTTCTAAAAACTCAAGTTTGATATTCGCAGGAAGAGGAGAGAGTTCAGCGAGTAGCGATGACTTACCACTACCATTTGTTCCAGCAATGAGTTGAATCTTTGCGTCTGGTGTGTATTCAATCGTAGTGATGTTATTGAGCATAAATCGTCTATATTTATGCAATATAAGTTTTGTAATTTTCATATATGTTTCCTTTTATAAAAGGTGTATTCATTATATTTAACAATAGAGAAGTATTTATATTCCGACTATCATTTTATTCACATATGATATTAATAGTATAACATGTCTAATTAAAAAGGAGAAACTATGTTAAATACTGAAAGCTATACACCTTCTGTACAGGAAGGCGCAGCGCGTCTTTTAGACGCGATGATCGATGGAACGTATAATGCGCTACATGTGACTTTTGAAAACGGAGAGAAAATATTCTTCCCGCATACGGAAGAACCAATCATTGTTGAAGACTTTGAGGAAGCGCTTAGCATCGCTTTCGATGAGTCAAAAGAGATCAAAAATGCAGACATTCCGTCTGCTAAGAAGAAGAAACTTTTAGACGAACTAGAATTGCGCGTTAAGCGTTATAGAACAAGAGCACAGCTGAAAGGAGCCGCATAATGTTAGAATTAGCATTAAATATGGGATTACTAACAATTCTAGGAACAGCAGCTTATTTAACGGCTGTTATGGTTTATACAGCAGTGGAGTATTTTGCTCCTAAATGGTTAGAAGAGAACAATCCGTTCTCTCCACCAAAACTAGAGGAGTAGCGAAAGCCACTCCTCGACTAAACTTTTCTTTTTTGTTTGATTTATTGAATAACGACTCAAAAGGATTATAAATGAGTACTTATAAAATGGATTCTGTTGGAATCGCTGTAACAGATATTACAACTGGTAATAATATCCTCACAGTTTTTCCAGTAGAGTATCTTAGTGAGTATAGTGGTGTATTAGAAGGAATAGATGGCGATACACTTGTTGATAAAGCGACTACTGTTATTAAATCTGGTAATAGTTTGCTAAGTGGTTCTGCAATTAAACAATATACCATCGAAGCAGAATGGCGTGGCGACGGCGGTAATAGAGTTACTCCTCCAAATATTAAGAAAGGTGAAACTGTTAGACTTTACAAAGTAGGACAAGCCAATAAATGGTATTGGGAAGCTGGTAAGTATGAATCAGACCTGCGACGTAAAGAGACTGTCGTTCATGTCTATGGAAATACAGACACACACGGTGAAACACTTAATAATGAAAACAGTTATTATACTGTTATAGATACTGTTAATAAACGACTACATATTCATACATCTATGAATGATGGCGAAGTAACGACATTCGATATTACATTAGATACAATGAAAGGTATTTTAGAAGTCGTTGATGGAAATAAAAACTATATCAGGCACAACGCTAAAGATGGTACATTAGAGACAAACCACACCAAACAAGTAACCATACACGCACCAAAGATTGTATTAGACGGAGAAGTTTACACAACGAAGAATGTCTATGTAGAAAAGACAATTAATGCAAAACAAAATATCAATACGAAAGCAGATGTTACTGATAGACTCGGTAATCTTACTACGCATAAACACAGTGTCGTTGGACACAGTACAGCAATTCCACGATAGAGTACCATACGGTACTCTATCGCTAAATTAAAATGAGTGGATTGTGTCTAATGTCTTGTAGTAATGCGTACGCAATCGCAGTCGCGTCTACTTCATGATCTGTCAATAGGTTAAAGTTCATCTTACTTTTTAGTTCTGGTATCTTCTGTATCGCTTTCAGTACTGCATCTTTATCACCGCCACCTTTTGCGCCGACAGCATTTTTTACCGTGGATGGAGGATACATACCAACAACCATATGTGGTTTATACTTAAAGACTCCATGCTGTATTGCTTGCACAGACTGTCCTAATGGTAATGCTGACGCTGGTCTCAATTGGTTCATAAATGGAGATTCCATACCGACAGCCAATGGCTGGTGTTCTTCCATAACTTTATAAATAAGTTGTGTAAGTTTTCGTAATCTATAGAGCAAGTTATTGTTTAATGGATTGAAGCTCTCTGTCTTCGAAATGTCAATAGCGGTAGTCTCTATCGCTTTGACTGCATTTAACTCCTTATTGATCGTAATAATACTTACACCTATAAAATTAGTACTTGGGTCTATTCCGATAATCTTATTCATTATACGTCCTAAATACCATTGGACTCATACCACCCATCTCTATTGTTTTCGTAAACTTACTTAAAAGATTAATGTCTGTTAAGACATGATCTATTTTCAAGAAGTAATTGATTTGCGCATTTGCAATCTCTTTAAAACCATTCTCATCTACTGCTTCATTACCAGATATGATACCAATCTCTCCGAGTGTTAATGAATCACCATCAAATACATTTGTGCCATATAATAGTTTCGTAGCATTATACAACTCTTTTAGTTCATCTTCTGTAATTGTAATTGATATATGTTGACTATATGCGATATAATCTATCTGTGACGAGTCAACAGAATCTCTCTCTTCTATTTCTGGTTCTAGAATGTCTGATACTTCTGTAGAGAATGTATTCAGAAACGATTCATTATTGACATTAGAAACCATCAGTAGTTTACTATTAGTAGACACTTCATCAATAAGTTTAATAAAGTAGAATGCGTGCTCTTTTCCGTCTACAAACCGTGTAGTACGTAACCTATACCTATCGCGCTCTGTAGCAGTCAAATCTGAATCTACAGGCCTAGCAATAAATGGAATATGTCTAAATAATGAACCATCTGTAGGTTTATGTCTTATCATATCGATATTGATACTTGTGTTCTGAACAAGACTTTCATATTCTAACCCTAACGCATAATAACGCAACTTAGGATTTTGAGTCTCTGTGTTTGGTGTCATTACTTTAAATTTTTCATTTAATGTCGTTGACGGTAAAACAACGTGTGGTTTACCAAGTATATTTGCTACGTCAAGCATAACACTATAAATTGTTTTTGTGGTATTAAACATTTAACCTCCTTTAGGCGTCTTCTAAATCATCTAATGTAAGCGTTGGAGGATTAATTTCTAGCTCTCCTGGAACGATTTCTACTTTTTCTACAAGATCAGTAGGAATTTCTCTTTCGGCGTTGGTAGGGATATATTGACTCGCTTCTTGTTTTCTAGATGCAATTTGTTTTAATAACTCTGCAGCCATCTCTGCATTACTTTCAGCGGTAGCGTTCTCTTGTAGTTTCAATCTAAGTTTCGCTCTTTCTGTTACCTTATTATCAATTGCTTCAATCACTTCTTTTAGTACCCTAATGTCTCTATTATCAGTAGGTACATCACCCTCTACCATTTTATCAACGACTCTATTGAGAATGTTTAAGTTTTTATCTAGTGTTTGATTCTCTATTTCTGTAAAGAAACTATCAGCGCCAGGTGCTTTTATATCAGCCATAGCATGCTCCTATGTTTAATTTTATTCAACCAATACTAT